ATGATCTCCACTGACGCAAAGCTGCAAAGCACGGCCAATGCTCAGCAACTGGAGGCAATTCTTGCCACTGATGGCCCTGTGTTGATCATCGCCGGGCCTGGCTCAGGCAAGACGTTCACACTGGTTGAACGGATTGTCTACCTTATTACGAACAAGGGAATTGCTCCAGAGTCCCTGTTCGTAGTGACGTTTACGGACAAGGCCGCGCGCGAGCTGACCACGCGCATCTCCAATCGGCTGACCGATCTGGGCATCAAGTTCAACCTGAACGAGATGTACCTCGGCACCTTCCACTCCATCTGTCTGAGGCTGCTGGAGGACTACCGAGAGTTCACCCGGCTCAAGCGCAGCTTCACGTTGTTCGATCAGTTCGACCAGCAATACTTTCTGTACCAGCGCATCAAGGAATTCCGCGAACTGCCTGATGCCCAGCTCGTCATGGGCGACGACCAGTCGGGCCGCTGGGCGCAGTCGGAGAATCTGCTCAAGTGGCTCAACAAGGTCAGCGAAGAAGCGCTCGACGTTGCCGCACTGGCCGCGGCCCCCGACGTGGAAATCCGCGCGCTGGCCGCGTGCTTTGCTAAGTACCAGGAACTGCTGCACGAGAACAACTCGCTCGACTTCTCAGGCATTCAGTACGAGGCGCTGCAGTTGCTGGAGACGCACCCCGAAGTCCTGATGCAGGTGCGCGAGAAGCTGTCTTACTTGATGGTGGACGAGTACCAGGACACCAACACCATTCAGGAGCGCATCCTCCTACTGCTGGCGGGCGAGAAAAAGAATCTGTGCGTGGTCGGCGACGATGACCAGGGCTTGTACCGCTTTCGCGGCGCGACCATCCGCAACATTCTGGAGTTCCCCGCGCTGTTCAACGAGGGCCAGTGTAAGCAGGTACAGCTGACAGCAAGATCACCACCAACGACGACATCCGCGAGTTCAATCGTCTCGATACTGAAGGTTCGGAGAAGCAGTTCATCCTGCTGGTCAACAAAGGACGCGAGGGTTGGAACTGCCGTTCGCTGTTCGGCGTGGGCTTGTTCCGCGAGCCGAAATCGAAGGTATTTGTTCTGCAAGCCACCATGCGCTGTCTGCGCGCCATCGGCGAAGCCCAGCATACCGGCCACGTCTTCCTCTCGGACTCCAACCTCAACACCCTCAACGAGGAGCTACAACAGAACTTCCGCATTAGCGCTGATGAGCTTCAAAAAGTCGCCAAGGACAAGGAGCGCGTTCAGGTGCGTGTTACCGAACCACCGGTCAAGATCAAATTGGTTCGTGTGCGCAAGCAGTACAACATGCGTGATAAGGTGATTTCGCCAGGCTATGAACTGTTTCCAGAACGTCCATCCCGTGAAAAGTGGAACGAGCTGGTTGAAAAGTACCGGCTAATCGAGACGCAACAGGATGGACTAACTGCGGCGGAAGCTGCTCGAGCGTCAACGAGCCGTACCTTCGATTTGACCGCGCGGCGCGAGAAAAGAACCTTCTCGCCTATAACGTTGGTGGCAGAAGTGTCGCGCTATCTGAACCGCAGTCCACTGGAAATTGAAGAGTTGTTGGACGCAACCAAGGAGGGCACTGCGGACCTGGTTGCGATGACAAATGAGTTTAATGAGTTGCTCTATGACGAACTCATTCCACGCCTGTTTCAACTCTATGACCTTGACGAATCACAGCAAACCGAAGAGCACGAGGTCGATCTTATCAAGCTTCCGCCAAATGGCTACTACGAGGTCACAGCGGCCAAGGACACGATCGTCCGGAGGGAAGACGCCCAAATCAAGGATGATGAGCGTGCCAAGAGCTTCCACCTCGACACCTACTGCTTCGACTCTGGCTCTGAAAGCTGGTTGTTCTGGGATCTGCTGCGTGAGCAGCGGGTGAAGAAGATTTACTTCACCGGGATGCTGGCCCATGGCCAGTCTGACTTCTTCATCCAATACATTGATCCGGACTCAAGGACTGTACGTAGCTACTATCCAGATTTCGTATTTGTGAGGGAAGAGCCAGATGGTTCTGAAAAATACGTGATTGTGGAAGTCAAAGCAGACAACCAAATCGACGACGCAGTCGTTCAAGCAAAGAAGGAGTTTGCCAACCAGATTGCGGTAGCGAGCGGCATGGAATATAGGCTCATGAAGTCCAGCGATGCTGACAAGCGCCATTATCGTATTTTGATGTAAGAAGCATTAACTATGTCTGGACCTAGCCATTCGAAACCCGATGAATGCTTTGATCAAGCTTTAGGCCTCCTACGATTGCTGCCAGGGAGACGAAGCAGCCGATTTTCAGGTATTGGGATAGTGTTTTACCACGACCTAGCAACGCTGCCGCACATGCAACTAACAAATAATGTTGCGTCGCCAGACCTATCTAGGTTCGCAGGTACTGATCTCGCAGATGGGCTCATCTCTATTTCAAGCATGGATAATCCACTACACGATGGCTTTCATTTTATCGATGCGACGCCATGGCGCTTAACGCACCTGTCGCAATTCATCTCCCCTCCTATTCCACAAGATGCTGAGCGAAATTTTCATGGAACTGGGGCCCGCTTGATTGCTGCGGTTCTAGCTTCCTTGCTTCCCGGTATCGCTTATGTTGGACTCGTAGCTCAAGATGGAAAAATACGTCTTTATTGCAATGGCATAGACATTATTCAAGATGAGTTAACCGATGGCTAACGTCTCGCTATCCACCAGAGAGCTCAAGAAGGCTTTACTGTTCGTCTCGGCAATAACTGTTCTAATAGGTGCTATTGCAGGTTTGATTCGCCATCTTGCATTTGGCACTGACATCACGCTCGCCTATGCTCAAGGATTAAGCTTTGGCATCAGCATGGCTGTTGCCATAGCCATCTGGGCTATTAGACGTCCGTGGACAATAAATTGGCTCGCGAAAGTGGCAGGCCGACCGATCATACATGGAATTTGGTTCGGCCACCTTCATACAAACTACAATATAGATGCTACTAGCCAATTACAAAGATCCCTATTGCGTTTGTCATCAAGCAAACCTACCTGGGCTACTCTTTGCTCTCATATACCGCCCACCAAAACAGTGAAACACTGGTCGAATCAATAGTTGTCGACGATCAGCACGACACAGTCGTGTTACGGTACATGTATGAGTTCTCTATTCGGAAACCGGATGAACGGAAACTAACAACTGGAGCAGCAGAATTGAGGTTGGTCGAAAATGGCACAAAGCTAACCGGGCACTATCTGACCAACTCCCCCACTCAGGGCTTCGCAGAGCTAACCTTGGTCCAACGAGATTGCCGAGGTATCGACACATTTTCCGCTGCACAGAAACTCTACGATTCGAAGCTTGTTACTGCTTCAGCGGATCGTTAATGTTTCCTTCGCTTCCACGCCGCAAGCCCTGATCGCGACTTTGTTCTCACACGTCGCTCCCGCCTCCGGCTCTCCCCCTCCTTGCCTTCGCCAGACGAATTAAGAAAGTCGTACATCGCCTCTAGAGCCTCTTTCTTCTCATCGAAGTACTCATAGAGGTTGTAGTGTCGCTTCTCCACGCTCGACAACCCGTGGGACTGGAGCTCATCGCGGAATTCTTTCGGCACTTTGAGCTTGGCCAACAAGGTCGTCACACCAGAGCGCACTCGTTTCAGGGAGAAGCCCTCGATTGAGTCTCCCACGGCATCCTTGGCCCAACGCCTCACGGTGGTCGCGCTCAGAGGTGTACCAGGGCTTACTGACAAAGCAAACTCGCCTTCGATACACCGCAACTCGCTGAGCGCAGTCGCAGCGGCTTCAATCAAGGGTATGAGAATAAGGCGCACATTACCTGAGCGTCCCTTGGTGTCCTCCAAGACAACTGCATTGGATCGCACATCCTCATTCTTTAACCGTAGCAACTGTTCCAGTCGCTGGCCACCAAGCAAGAGATGCAACCGCAGGAACGCCGACTCTCTACCAGGCACGTTGATGACCTTCCAGTACTCTCGCATCACCTCTGGCATCAGTGGGTTCTTGTCGACACCATAGGAGTTCGGGATGCTCGATACATCAGAAACCGGATTGATTTTGACGTTGAACGGAGCGTACCTTTTGGAAGCAGCGGGGTCGTTATTGATCTTCCTGGCCTGCTCATATGCGGCATGAAGATACGCTCTCACCTGTCTCGCCGTCGTTTTGTGCCCGGCCTCCAAAATCTTGCGTAACACAGTCGAAATCTGCTCGGTTGTCACCTGGTTAGCCTGAGTGGCGGCAATCTTGGGGAAGGCTACCTTCACGTTCTTGTGAACCGAATTCCTTGTGTCCTTGGCCGTTGCAGGGTTGCGTAGGCCGTCGATATACACAGCCATCAATTTCTCCAAGGTATAACCCTTGGCAACAGCAGCTAAGGCTTCTGCTTCTCTCTGGGCATCTACCTCGGCCTTCGCCTGCTGCAAGAGTCCCCTTAGGCCGCCTCGATCGCGAGCCTCATAGTGCCGCGCTGCCAGGGCCGCCGCGGCAAAGCGAGCCGCAGAAAGCGAGTACCCTTGCTTTGTGGGATTGACACTCTTGGGCGGAGCTAGCTTGTCATATAGACCGATCTGCACTCGATCTGGTTTGCCTTCGTGAGTGAACCTGTAATAAAAAGTGATCCCATCCTTAGCCGCCTTTCTCACCTCAAGGCTACCGCGTGGCGATACCGATTCAATCCGCAGAAATTGCCTCGGCTTTATCGTCTCAATCGCGGTTTTCAACGTCATCTGCTCTTTCATCTAGCCCCATCTGTGCACAGTTCTGTGCACAGTTTAACGCAAGATGGAAGAAAATAGTAACAGACGAAACTAGACGATTAATCCTTATCAATCAATATGTTATAGATATTTCGGATGTCTATAGAAGTCCAGAGAAGTACAGGATTGCCGCTCTCAAAATCCCCCGCCGCAAGGCGTGCCGGTTCGATTCCGGCCCCGGGCACCACCCCGTCGCACCACATCCCGCCTCATTACGCCACGCAACGCCACCTTCATAGACGATTCTGGGTGCCGACCAGAACCCGTTACGCCACACCAAACCACACTAAACCACAATTTTTGCTAATCTCGTACGCCATTTCTACGCCCGAGATTACGCCATGCCCACATTCAGAAAGCGCGGCACGTCCTGGCGGGCCGAAGTCGCCCGCAATGGACACCGAGAAAGCGCCACCTTCGCCACCAAGCGCGAGGCCATGGACTGGGCCAACCGCCGCGAGCTGGAGTTGGCGAACGCCCGCGCCGGCAAAGTGACGCGCTGGACCCTGGCCGATGTCATGCAGCGGTATGCCGACGAGGTGAGCCCGGAAAAGGCCGGTGCTAGGTGGGAGGCGGCCAGGATCGCCTCGATCAAGAAGGACAAGGTGGCCAAGCTGGTCATGCAGGACATTGGCCCGGCCGAGCTGGCGGAATGGCGCGATCGGCGCCTGGCCGAGGTGCAGGGCGCCACGGTACTGCGCGAGATCGGGCTGCTGCGCGCCATCTGGACCCGGGCCAAGCTGGGAGAGTGGCGGTACGTGGATCACGACCCGTGGCCCGACGTCATCAAGCCGAAGGACAACCCGGCGCGCAAGGTGATCTTCACCGACAAGCAGGCCGAGGCAGTCATCTCCGCGCTGGGCTATGCCGGTGGAACGCCCAAAGACAAGCGCGAGCAGACCGCGGTGGCCTTCCTGCTGGCGCTGGAGACGGCCATGCGCTCGGGCGAGATCCTGACGCTGGAATGGAAGCACGTGCACCTGGAACGGCGCATGCTGCACCTGCCCAAGTCCAAGAACGGGGACGCGCGAGATGTCCCCCTATCCCGGCGCGCCGTCGAGCTGCTGGAGGCGATGAAGGGAATACACCCGGAACAGGTGTTCACGGTGAGCGCCGGCCTGCGTGACGCGTATTTCCGGCAGGGAAAGACGCTTGCCGCTGTCGATGGGCCAACGTTCCACGACGCCCGCGCCACGGCGATCACACGCCTGGCCAAGAAGCTGGAGCTGCCGGAACTGGCCCGGATGGTCGGTCACCGCGACCCGCGCAGCCTCATGATCTACTATCGCGAGAGCGCCACCGAGATCGCCAACAAACTGGACTGACCATGGACGACAACGGAATCCTGGAGCAGGTCCCCGGCCAGTACGTGGCCCAGGCCGCCCTCACCCTACCGCCGGCCGCCACCGCCGAGGACCGCGACTACCCGGTCGAGATCGACGCCGGGCACGCTGGCCGGGTGCGCGTGATCTTCCGGCGCCAGAAGGCCCGGCGCGCCAAGCACTCGCATTGGTTCTGGCTGGCCCGGCGGGCGGACGCGGTTTAGGGCTTCGGCCAGGCGTCAACCGTGGCCCGGTGGCGCGCGGCGCACTGCCCGTACTGCACCGCTAGCGCCATGTAGCTGCGCGCGAAGTCGTCCCAGCTATCGCTGGTCACCTCGGGCACCGGCGGGCACGGCTGGGCCAGGTTGGCCGGCAGTATTGGCCAGGCGGCCGGCTTCGTTGATGTGCTGCAGCCGGCCAGCGTCAATACGGCAGCCAGCAGGCAAAGGGCTTTGGACTTCGACACGGGTGTACCTCTCGATGACCTTGGGCTCGGCGGCGCGCAGCTCGGCCACGCTCGCCTCGAATGTGGTGGCGATGCCGTCCAGCCGGCCGGTCTGGGTCTTGAACTCGTTCAGCTCGGCCAGGGTATGGTCCGCGTTGGCCTTGGCCACGCCGGCGTCGTAGCGACTGGATCCGTACAGCACCACGCCCAGCACCATTACCACCGCCGCGCCGCCGATCCAGGGCAGCGCCATGCGCAGGAACGGGTTCACGGCTGCACCTGCGCGGCGGCCTGGCGGTAGAGATCTGGCCACGTCTCCGGGTGCGGCTTGCCCGGCCGCCACGTGCGCAAGTACAGCGCCCACCCCGCGTCAGCGTCGCCAACAGCGGGCAGCGCCTTAGGATCGGTCCACAGCAGCAGCCGCGCCACGCCGGCGGCCAGCACGTCGTCATACTCCAGCGCGGCATAGATCGCGTCCGGGTCACAAGCCACACTGCGGGCCTTGCACAAGGTCGCCAAGTGGCCTTTGCTCGCCGCGTGCAGGAACACGCCCCACACACCGCCACGACTCGCACGGGTGCCCTTCTCGAACTGCCAGAAACCGCGCGCCGGCCCGCCGATCTGGCGCCGATGCACGAACCGGCTTTCCTGCAGGCCGATCGCCAGCAGCATGACGCGCGCGCCCGGCGTGTCCATGCCGGCCGGCAGCAGCGCCAGCGCCGGGGTGATGGCGTCGGCAACGATGGTATCCAGGGTCATAGCGTGGGTTTCCTGATGTGCTTTGCCGTCACGGCGGCAACGTAGAAGGCAGCCGACGCGGCCAGCGCGGCATCGCCGGCGCTGGCCCAGCCAGCCATGAAGACCCGGCACGCGGCGCCGGTGGCGGTCAGGCTTACGGCGGCCAAGCCGATCCGCTCGAACGTGGTGTCCTTGATGGCGCGGGAGAACACGGCCAGCACCGCGCCGCCGGCGACAATAAGCCAGCTCACAAAGGCCAACACGGCCCAGAGCGTCAGGTAGATGGTGCTGTCCATGTCATGCCCCTTTGCCACGCACGCGGTCAATCACGGCCTGCCACAGCGCGCCAACGGGTGCCGCTTGGACGGCCTCCCACGCGCGCGACACGATGGCCATGCCGAACATGCCGGTCAGGAAGCCAGCTAGACCCTCCGGAATGCCCAGCAGCAGCGACAAGTAGGGCGAGGCGTAATAGGCCACCAGCGAGCCGCTGACGGCCATACTGAGGCGCGCGGGCCATGACCCTTGCAGGTAGCGCATGGATACCGCCGCACCAAGCACGCCGGCGAACTTGGCCGCAAAGGCGTCGAAATCTTGGATGTTCAATCGCGTCCCCTATAGACGAAAAAAAGCCCGCTCGGGGCGGGCGTAAACTACGAACTTCGGACAGCCGACCCGCGGCGAGCGGGCCTGCGCAAGTCGCACCACATTATTCAAAAGAGAAAATGCGCGAACACCACCTGGATGGGTTGCGGGGATGGGCATCCCTGTTTGTCGTCTTTGGCCACCTCGGGCCGATGTTTCTACTTGCCGGGCGGCAGTTCCCCGCACTCCCCTTTCTCTGGGACGGTCAGCTCGCGGTTTACGTCTTTTTCGTGCTGTCCGGCTATGTGCTATCGGTAGGCCATTTCAGGCGCGGCGCACGCTCGGCGGCTGTCCTTCAAGCAATACGGAGGTACCCGCGACTCACCGTGCCTATTCTTGCTTCGTGTGCGATCGCCGTGGCTCTCCAACAGTTCGGTCTTCTGCACAATATTGCGGCCGGCGTGCTTGTAAAGAGCCCATGGCTCGAATCGTTCTACAGCTTTGAGATGACTTGGCCCGGGCTTCTCCAGTTCGCCGGCTGGGATGTCTATGCGCGATATGAAGGCACCCACACATACAACGCCGTGCTGTGGACGATGCCTTTTGAAATGCTCGGGTCTCTGTTGATATTCGGCATGCTCTTTTTGGTGGGGTCGAACAGGACGCTCCAAGTCATTGCGACTGCCGTCTTCATCGCGTGGACTGGTTTCACGGGCTCCCCCCTTTTGGCTTTTGCACTGGGCACCGCCGTGGCGCTGGCGAGCGCGACAGCCCAATCCTCCGGTGTGCGGCCACCGCACCAAATGCTGGGCTGGTTGCTTTTGGGGGTCACGCTCACCGTTTCCTTGTACCGCTACCTCGGAGGCGGGCCGGTGCAATTATCACTGTATGCCGCAGCAATCCTGATCGCGGTCCAGATTACGCCGGCCCTTCAGCGCATCTTGTCCAACCGTCTATCTCAATGGCTTGGCGCGGTGTCTTTCCCCTTGTACCTTACGCACTTGCTGGTATTTTGCAGCGTCTCGTCGTACATGGTTTTGGCTCTTTCTGAGAATGGCAGCCTTTCAACCACCGTTCGCCTAGTCATCGCGATCACGACCATTGCCGCTTCATTGATCGTTGCTACAGCGTTCGAACCTATTGAAAAGCTGGCGATTCGGGTCTCGCGCGCGATATCCAGCGCAGCGATGTGTTTAGCGTCCGCCAGTCGACGCGCGAGCCCCGTTAACGCCACCCCTAAGCCGTGATCAATTCAGGCTCGTCCGGCCACTCAACGTCGCCGGCGTCGATGTCCATGCGGCTGAGCGCCACGCGGTAGCGCTTCCATTCCAGCAGCTGGCCTTCTTCGCTGTCGGTGGCTATCCCGATATCCACGGCGTCTTGCAAAGGCGCAATCCTCTGGGCCGCCTTACTGAGCCGCTCATCCCGCTCTGTTCGAGCGGCCTGGATAATTTCACCCTCACTCGGACCCGGCAGAGGGACGCAAAGAGGTCGTCCGTCGTCCCCTGCGGCCACATATTGCCCTCGGCCCGGAGCGGACATGCAGTGCTCATAGGTTTCTCCATCAATTTCTACAAGGTCGATCGGCAAGACACCATTTTCAGCATAAGCGTCGAGCAATTCTTCTCTGTAGAAGCCGCCGGATTTTGCAGAGTAAAAATTCTTCATAGCTTGCCCCATACTTCCCATGTAATGGCGCGCGCCGAGTTAATCGTGCCTCCGGTAGCGCCAACCGTGTATGTAAAAACTTTGAATTGGTTTCCGACCAAATCGGACGTTTCTGCCCATGCGGCCACAGCTGATGTGGTCTTATCCCCCACGCAAGTGGCAGAGGGCCGACCGATGATCCCACCAGGAAATGCGACGGGCAAAGTGATTGTGTACCCAGCAAATCCCGATATGGTTCCGTATTGCCGGATCAGACCGCCCGGGAAAATCTGCCACCCTGATGTAGCACCTAACGACTGATTTGCGCCCTTGAAGGCATCCGCCAGCTTTTTCGGCGTAAGCAACACCGTGTCGTCTGTCAGGGCCTGGGCCTGAGCAGTGGATGCGATTCGGCTCTGCGTTTGAGCATTCAGCGCCAACAGAAAGTCGGCGACAAGGCCCGGCACGTCTCCGTCGTCCAGGACATCAATTCCTGCCTTGTCGACGATGAACTGGCCGATCATCGCCGCTACGAACGCGGACTGCCGAAGCGGCGTGTTCACCTCCTTGGATTTCGCTACGCCTGACTGAAAGCCGGTGGCCCGCGCCCCAAGCGCTGTGTAATCGGCCGGCGTCAAAACGTTCGCGCCGGCGCCAGTGCCGAACGGAAGAATTTGATTGATAGCCACTGCTATCTCCTATGGTTGTATGAGATCACCCCAAGCCCCGATTTCGAAGCCCGCGATATATTGATTTCCCACGTCGAAGCCGAAGAGCGGGCCTTCGACATTCGGCACGATGTAGTAGTTGACGCGCACCCCTTCGGGCTTAATCGGGATATACCCCCCAGTCAGCAGCGCCAGAAACACCGCTGCCGGCCGCTCGCCGGAAACGCCGATATCGATCGACATGTCGCCGTTGTCTTGAATAAACACATCGGTGCCAGTACCCCCAAAAATCAGATTCAAGATCGCGGCAGATCCTTCAAGCGTGCCATCCCAGTGATTCGCGCCTATCTTCGCGCGAATGAGCAGCCGGTAAGTGTCGTCGTCCAAGGAAGTGACCCCAGTATCAGGATCAAATGGTCCCTGCCATATGCCCTCGTCGAATCCCAGTCTGACGATGTCGAATGAGAAGTAGACTCCCACCAAGGGTGTGCGCACACGGCGCGAGATTCCCACCCACTCGCCCACAGCGTCGAGCTGGACGCCAACGGCCGCATCGAGGTCGTAGGCCACGACCATCTGCGCATACAGATTTTGGGCATCGACAAAGCATTTCGACACCGCGCCCACCATGGCGGAGAAATTTGGCTTGTCGCGGTGGAATGCGGTGATCAGGCCCAGATACTTTTCAACGTCTGCCATGTCATGTCACCGTAAGGGTCACGTCGGCTGCGGTCATGCTGGCCGCTTCGTTGAAGGCGAGAGAGACATCGGGCGTACCGGCGCCACCTGGTCCGCTGAGCGTAAGCGCAGCCAACTTGAATACGACGCCACCGCCCACGGCATTCGCGGCCGTGATGGCATCCCCCCATTCGACGGATCCGCTGGCGCCGCCGCCAATCTCCAATCCGTTGACGTATTCCGCGATCGCCTGCTTGATCGCATCGCCCACGGTTGTGGTGTAGCCGGTCAAAGCCTTGATCGTCACCGCAGCAGTGATCGCAGCGTCTGACGGGCGGAAGAAGCTAATCGGGTGGGCAATCCCGTAGATGTCCGTGACGATCTCGGTTGTCGTGCCGTACGTGCCAGTACCAGGGGTTTTCTTTGCCGCGATCGCCTCCGCGATCTCCATCGCATCCCCGCCGTCAACCACCACCGAAATGCTGTGGGAGGGGATGCCGTTGGAATCCGTCGAGCTCGTGTCGTTTTCATAGGCCCGGTACCGAACGACGCCATCGACGGAGGCCACGGCGCCGACCGTCCCCTCCAGCACCGTGCGCGAGGGGAGCGCAACCGATACCGCCTGGCGCAGGCGCAGGGTGCCGTCCACTTCGACGGGGTTTCCGGGCGTGGCCATAGCCGGGTTTGTCACCGATTGCCAGCCGCGCGTGGGAGTGGCGATCTTGGTCAGCGAACCGGCCGGCGCACTGACGGCCCCGATCGAGGTGCAGGTCGCCGTTACTGTGATCTGTCCGGTCAGCGGGATGACGACCGTCTCAGGCAGATTCCACCGATTCTGCAACTGATCGTCCTGAATGGCGCCGCCGGTGATGATCGTGCCAGCTTGGCCGACGATAACCACGTCACACGACGAAAACGACGCCACTGCGCGGGCGATACCGTTTATCTTCACGTTGCTGGAAAGCGCGGCGCCCTGCGCGGTCGACGGGCTGAACGAGGTGAAAACCTGGATGGCCGCGTTGTTCGTGTCGTTGATCGCCATCGCGAGGATCGACAGGAATTGACCGTCTTGGCTGTCCGGCTCGAGATAGACGTCGGCACCATAGATGGATTGGTACTGCGCCTTCAGAAAATCCAGGATCTCCTGGTACGACGGCGCCGTAATGCCGGTAGCGGAAATGACCGCGGCGGTGCTGTTGATCATAGTGTCGTCGTGATGGTTGTTTGGCCGTAGACCGTGCTTATCGTGGCTGCGACGGAGAGCGTGCGCGTGTCTGCGTCACGAGTGCTCGAATAGGCGTCTATCTGGGTCACCCCTTGGGTGTCCAGGATTCGCGCCTGAATGACGCTGTCATAGCTGTCCTGCGTGTACTTGCCCAGCACATCGGTGCGCCAGGGCGTCCCCTCGGTGTTATCCAGAAACCACTGGCCCGTAAAGAGCTGAAGGCGCGTCAGCACGGCCTGGGCGACTGCCTCCGGCACGTCCCGGTAAAAGTCGGCCTGCTGCTGGCCGAAGGAGTAGTCCCCGTTCGCCGTCAATTTTCGGTATCGCATCACCGCTCCTAGTTCACCGAGCCGGAATTGCCGCTGCCCGTCTGCACGCCGTTGTGGGTATGGCGGTCGTCGATCACCTTGCCGTTCGACGTCAGCGTGCCGATGAAGTTGATCGCGCCGGTGATCGTCGTGGCGACGCCGCTCGCTATCGACCCGATCATGCCGGCCGTCCAGGTCAGCAATCCGTTGATCGTCACCGCCGCCGAGAAAGTCGAAAGCGGTGACACCACATCGAGGCCGCCGGGCGCGACGATTCGGATTTTCTTCGTCGCCGGATTGAGTTCGAAAAACGTTGAGCCGTCGTCGCTGCGCAGCTGTGTCGCCACGGTGCTGACATTGCCGATCATCTTGGCTTGGGAGAACGGGCCCACCAGGGCGAATCCATCGGCCATGTCGTGCATTCGCGGCTCCGTGGGCGCCTGCACCTGCCCGGACTGCCACCAAGCGTCAATAGCGCGCGCCGAGAACACCACGATGCACTCGTCGCCGGCCGAGATCGGGAACGTCAAGGTGCAGCCGCCACCGCGAGGGAAGAAGACCGGGACATCGACCAGCAACGGATACTCCACCGCGGCGACACCACCATCCGCGGCCTGTTGCACGCCTTGAATGGCGGGCTGAACCGACACCGTTCCCGCCGTCGCATCAAACCCTTGAACAATTCCGGGGAGCGATGTCCACACGCCTGAGCGCATGCCTCGGAAGGCGGCACGCAACGCCTCTTCGGGATCGCTAAATCGCTCTCTGCTATCCATTCACAAACCCCAACAATGCCGCGTTTGGCGGACCTGGATCGTCACGCGCCAGGCATACGATTTCCGAATACCATTCCTGCCCCCTGGTGTCGCCCACGTGGTTTACCGACAGCACGCGGTAGAACCCGTCAGCGTCGGTCTGTGGCACGAAGTTGACCGCCGTGTAGTCCACGGAAATCACCGCGTCCTGGATCGATGCGTTATCCAGCTGGATGAGACGACCCGGCGCGATCGCCGGATTTAGCAGGCACCGGACACTGATCCCGCCATTCAGGTTCTTTTGCGGCATGCCGACCATGCCAGTTTTGGATGTCAGGACAGTGGCCTCACCGTCGATATAGCCGTACAGAGGCACGATGTTCAGCTTGCCGTCCTGCACATACCAGCTGCTGTTCACTGCCTGTGCCAGCACCTGCAAATGATCCCGCACCATTCCAAACATCGGCTTGCCCGCGGGCCGGCCGTACTCGGGAACTCCGGAGCGAAACCAGGGCTGATACCGTAAGGCTTTAGCGCCTTCAGGATCGCCTCGTACATATCCTGGAACGTCCAGCCTGCCGCGAGCGTCGTGTTGATGACGCCGAAGTTGTAGGCTTTGTCACCATCCACCGCCGACAGATCCAGATAGGTGTTGAGCGTGTCCTCCCGGCCCAGGCGTTTTTGAACAATCTCGCCGGAGAAAATCGTGCTCATGGTGCCGGGATACCCCGCCTGCAACTGCACGCGCGTGAATTCGTCCCGGACCCGCAGCGCCGTCTGTCCTGACAGGTTGTTCACCCGTATGCTCGCGCGGTGTGGGGTGCGGATGTCCCCGCGGATAACCGCGAAGCGCAGACGGAGTTCCGAAATGTCCAAGCCGTTGCCGGCGTCATCTGCCAGGATCAGGGATGCCTGGCGCAGCCACTGGTCTGCCATGCACTACTCCGTTAGGAAATACAGCTTTCCCTCTGTTCCGAGGTCGGAATAGTCGGGCACTGCCGCGATGTCGCCTTCAACGAGCACGACCAGCCGGCCGCCGATCCCCAGGTGGCGAAACTGCCCGAGCAGGTCGGTTCCTGTCACCAGCGGAATGCCAGACACGAGCGGAGCCGAATTCGCATCAGCAACGTCCAGCACCCAGCCCGTGCCACTGCGCCATGTCAGCGCCAGGTTGTAGATCACGCCCGCGAGCGTGATAGTGAACCGCTGGGAATCTGCGGATAGGGGGATCTCGTAAGCAGTCATAGTCCAATCGCAGCGCCGATCGACCCGGCCTTATACAAAATGCTCTCGTTCACCTCCTTGGGCTGCTTGGCGCCAGCATCCACGGGAGGGGCCGTATCAACGGGGTAAGCCTGCGCGACTTTTGGCGGCACCTTCACCGTCGTCACCTGCACGATGATGACTTGCCGCAGCTGCGCCTGGACCACCAAAATGTCGTTGGTCTGCTGGTCCGTGGTGACCTGCAGCGACCGGATCAGCATGTTCTTGTAGGCTCGCCGCTTGGTGATCACGTCGAAGGGCTGCCGCTGTTCCTGCATTTCCAGCAGCCGGCGGTAGACCTCGTCAACGCTCACCAGGCCACCGTCCCGGATGATGTCGAAGATGTCGCGCGATCTGGACCACCCATACCGGATGACCAATTCCGCCGGCATCTTGAATGAGTGGTCCGAGATCGCCGCGCCCTGCTCGACCGGGTGGTCGGTAATGGCGACCTCATCGCGGTGGACCTCCTCAAGGGACACCTGCGGAATGACCTCGCCCAATGCCCGGTTCGTGCGCAAGAAGATGTCGGAAAGAATGTCGCCTATCACTGCACCGCCCCTCTTAGGTTGCGCACCAAGCGCTCATTCACCGAACCCTGCTCCCGCGCAACAGCCTGGCCCGCTGCCTGCGGATCGGACACCCCGTGGATATGGATGTCCGTCTTTTGGCTGACCTGGGCCCCACTGCGCCCTACAAGACCTGAAGATCCGATTGCCTCGTTGATCTGGTCGCGGCTGTACGGGTTGTATCCGTTCTCATGCTTGATGATTCCCTGCATGAGCATGGCCAGCGCGGCCGGGTCCGACTTGACGTCGAAGGTCTCATCGGGGTCAATGCCCATGAAGGCGGCCAACTGATTGATGTAGGCGCTGGTGTCGTTCTCCGATGACGGGGCGTAGGTATTTATCACCTTGCGGATCGAATCCAGGCCGCGATCGCCGTACAGCCGGAGCTGATTGGCAAGCGCCTGTAGACCTTCGTGCGCCGTCTGCCATTTCGCAAAACGACCATTCGTCCCGCCTTCTAGCGTGGCGCCGCGCTGGCCCACAAAGTTCAGATTTCCTGGGTTGTTGTTCCTGATCCCACGCGGCTCCGTCGACGATCCGGTTTGGCCTTGGCGCGCCTTGCGGTCGGTCCACACCTTCTTGATCCCGGCCCAGTCTCCGCGCACCGCGGCGTCGGCCATGTCCCCCAAATCTCTAGCCTCTTGAAGGGAGCCGTCGATGTACTTCTTGGCGTCGCCAAAGCCCAAGAACTTGGCCAGCTTTTCCAGCGACTCGGAAAGGCGGTTGATCGCGTTCACCGCCTTGTCGATCTCGGAGGTCCAATTGCCCCAGTCGATCAGGGACTTGCCGCCGTTCTTCCATACCTGATAGTCATCAAAGAGCAGAGCCAGCGCGCCGGCCAGTGCCAGGATGCGGCCGACCGGGGATGCAGAAATGGCAACGCTGAGCGCCCGCCAGGCGACGGCTATCAGACCGATGGTCTTGAGCAGGTCCTTTGAAGACTGATCTGCGCTCTGAAACCAATCCACGACAGCGCGGCCGGCATCCCAAAGCCGACGGGCGATGGTCAGCAGGATCTCCCCTGCCTTGACCAGCACCTGCACGACCTTGACGATGCCGCCGCTGATGTCGTCGAAGTTCGAAACTATCCACTGGCGAAAGCGGCGGATCTCTTCGGCCAGGCCGCCCGCGAGCTCCGATCCCGCCTTCTTGAAAAGGATGTCCGCAGCCGCGCCGAGTGTGCGCAGCTCCACCATGAATCGGTGCGCAGACTTCGCAGCCTTGTCTGAATCCAGGCCCGCTGCGCGGAGCATGTCCCGATACTGCGTGCTGAATTCACCCAGCCCATGCTGCAGCGCCATCAGCGTGCGCTCGTCAATCCCAAGGAAGTCGGCGTAAGCCTTGGCCCGGTAATAGGGCATTTCTTTGAGCCGCGCACCGAGATCATTCAGGATATCGCCGGTGTCGCGCAGCTTGCCGTTCGCCGATTGCGTCTGCACCCCGAGCCCGTGCAGGAACGACGCTGCGCCAGGCGACGAGCGCATGAAGCGCCCCAGGGACTCCACCGCCTCGCGCGCGCCAGCGCCGAACTGCCGCGCTGCAAAGTCCAGGGCCTGAATCGTCTCGACGGAAGCCTTGTTTCGCTGGGAGACGAAATACAGCTGTTCCAGGCTGTCCGAGATCCTGGCGACACCGGCAACCACGGCGGTCGCCGCGGCGGTGGTCGCAGCGCCCAGGGCCACAGCTTGCACCGTGGCCGCGCCAATCGTGTCGACAAAGCGTTTCTGGCCCTTCTCGTCGATCTTGAAGCCGAGGCCGACCAGGAACTCTTTGATCACATCTGCACTGGCTGCCATATCAGGTCTCTTCCATTTGCCGCGCGTGGGCCCGGTTTTCTTCCATCACGTCTAGCGCATCGTTCATCAGCGCGATGTCGGCAAGATCGATATCGCCTGATTTCAGGCTTTCGAACTGGCACATGCCCTTAATCACGGGGCGCAGCAACCAATCCTCACCCCCTGGAAGCGATTCCCAGCGCACTCCCGAACCCGCTACTTGGCGGGAAGACTCGCGGGGAGTGCGCCGAAAATATTTCCCAGGTTGTCTTGAATCACCTTCGCGGCCAGTTGCAGCATCGTGCCCAGGTCGATGTCATCGAACGTCAACTGGCCGGCACGCCACACGGGCGCCCAGGTGTTCGGTTCCGTTTGGCGGCTGACCACCCCCAGGCACGTGCCCAGCACATATTCCGCGTCCGCGTCCGCCATCTGCGCCACGGCGTCGGCCAGCGGGGCCAGGGACTTCGCGAAATCCTCTTTCGAGGGTGCCGAGCCGCCCAGAGCGGACACCAGCTTCGTCAGGGCCGGCGCCACCCGGCGGGCGACGTGGAACTGCTGCATGGCGCTCAGCCGGCCGGACCGGTAATTCTGGCCTTTGAGAGAGATTTCCATCAGTTGTAGGTCCCCAGGTTGCGGTCAATCTTGATAGCGTCGAACTGCCACTCGACAATGCCGCCGTCCTTGGCGTAGGTCAGATCCGGCGCACGCTTGAATGCGACGCCGCGCGCGATCGCGATATCGCCCGACACCGAGTTGCGCACCGTGATTACGTTCTTCCCGTGCAGGACGCTCGACAGCGTCTGCGCGTCGTACTGGATCATCAGTGCCTGGTTGATGGGGCTGGTTTTCAGCAGACGCACCGTGATCTGGCCGGACTTGTCGGCATGCAGGCTGTGCATGCCTTCACCATCCGCCCCGATGGTCATGGTGTTCTTGTCGGCTGCTGCCGCGATCGTGATGCCTTCTTCCGCCGTGGCGGCGCCGTACCCCATATTGACCACTCCGGTCGGGCCGGCCAGCGTGGCCTGTACGTCGATGAACGAATAGGTAGCCATATTGGCGAGCTCCGATTACCGGTTGAAATTGGCGATGACGTCGACGCTGTGGATCGCGCCGGCCAGCTTGAATGCGCCCTGGATCACGGGTGCCTTTCGCGCCTCGCGATCAGCCTGGGACTGGGTGGCCACGGGCGGCGCATACAGGTAGTAGCCGCTCGACAGCGTGTCCCCGCGGCTCAGATTGCCGAAGCCGTCCGCATTCCACACGCCCGGCGCCACGAGCCCGTTCGCGACCGTCTGGTCCGCAGCAGCCGCAGCAGCGGTCAGCAGGTCGTTGACGCCCGCATCCGTCTGGGGAATCTTGGTGGTGCTGGTGTACAGGCGGTTGTACAGGGCCGTCTGCAGGTAGTTCTGAAACCAGTCCGTGCCGTGCACTTCGTCGAAGAAGTACCCGTTCGCCATCACGCCTTGCTCAATGATGGCGGTGTCGTTGTCGTAGTTCACGAACACATTGCAGTTCTTGCCTTCCAGGGCGTTCACCTGCGTGGTGGTCAGCGTTTCCGCCGTCACGCCCGGCTCCTGCTTGAACTTCAGGGTGATCGTCGTGCGATTGCCCAGGAAGTTGACCGTGAAAGCGCGGCCGTACATCGACGCCGACGCGTAGGGGCTGGACGACGAGTATTGGCAGAACGTGCGCTTGTACTTGGCAGCCTTCAGCCGACTGGCGATGTCGGTCGTAACCGTTGCGTCCAGCACAGCCGTGGATTGCGTCGTAATGCCCTGAATCCGAGAAGGTGACGACGCCTCGATGTAAGCAGCGACTTCCATGTAGCTGTCGTCGGTGATGCCCTCGGCCGCAGCCTGGAGGCCGTACCAGTCGTTGGACATATCGGCCATTTCCTGAACCGCGGCGAGATAGGTTTCCGCCGCGATGCCCGGGACTGGCACAGCCGATTGCGCCTGCGTCAGCCCCAACAGCGCGCTGACGTCCGTGCCGGCCGTCGGCGGGGTGGCCCACCCCAGGGCTGAAGTCGCACCAGTGGTGTCGCTGGTGACGACAAAGCGACTGTTGACACCGTCCCATGCGATTTCGGCCCCGGTCAACACGCTGTTGATCTCGGACGCCACGCCGTTCAGGTTGGTGACGGCAGTGAAATCCAAGCCCGTAACGGACTGCTCCACGCCGTCCACGGAAATCTTGAATGCGCCGTCATCGATCGCGTCGACGTTCGTCAGCGCCTGCTGGGCCGGGTTCAGGACCGCACCGCGCAGCAGGCCAGCCGTGGCCGTCTGAGCCCAGCGACCGATGAAAAGCTGATTCGGCTGGGGCGATTGTGAAAAAAACAGCACAGCAGCGCGGTACTCCGGCGCCGTGGTTCCAAAGTCGTTGGCCACGTCGTCGATGCCGGAATACTCGCGGATCCGCTCGTTGACGTCGATCACCGGCGACGAGCCAACGAGCAGCAGCGCGCCAAAATCACGGGTGCCGGCGGCGAGCGGCGACATGACGATGTCGACCTTGACGATACGGCTGATGGAAAGCCCTTGGCTCATGGATGACTCCAGGAAGAAGAAAAAGCCCGCTCGGCGGCGGGCTTGAGGTGGTTCAGTTGGGTAACTACGGGACTACGACATCCGCGCCCGGCCCGGTATCCGACTGGATAGCGGCCTCGGCACCCAGCAAGTTCAGCACCGCGTAGTCGCGGCGGATGACGCGCCGGAACCGCAAAGGCAGGTCGTAGCGCTTCAGCCACCGCTGGTTGACCAGCTCCGGGGCCGCAATGGCATCGCCTGCCTCTACGAACGCAATGCCGTGCAGGCCAATTTGCTCGCCGTTCTGCGGCACGTACGCGCCATCGCGCAGCAGGTCGGCGTAGCGCATGGCGTTGGGTCCGTAAAATGTCGCCAGGACTTCCAGTTCCTGGTGCCGGGTAAGGCGGTCATGCCCATCGCCAGCCGGGTCGTGCTGGATGGACGGATAGTCGGGCGAGCGCGTGCGCGGCATTACGCCCACGGCGCACCAGTCCACGCCAATCTCCGGCTCCTTCGGTACGGTAGGCTGCCACCGCGGCCTTACCAGCGCGCCCGGCAGGCCCGTGATGCCTTTGACGTAAGCCTGGAAGACCAGATCAAGGTCCAGGTCTGCCAGGGGAGGCGACACCACTGCCGGCGCGAGATAGCCGCCAGTTGCCGAGGAATTAGCCATTGCCAGCCCCTTGAAGCGGGATCAGTTCGCAGTAGGCTTCGACGAAGCCAGCGCCATACCGCGAGTAGTTGTTGACGGTTGTCACGGTGTACCGCGAGCCATCCCACGTCACAACGTCCGCATCGATGCCTGGCGTGCCCTGAAGCAACCGGAACTTCGTCACCACCAGAATCGAGCCCTTCACGCGCGAGCCCGTGGCCATCCTGGTCATGATGTCGCCAGAATCGCTAGTCACCACGCCGATGAATGGCGTATCCGTGCCCACATTCACCGCGAGGCCGTCGTCCCCGACCGTCTGAACGTTGCGCGTACAGACGAGCGTGTCGAAGAAGTCCGGGTCTAGCAGGACTTCGGTTACATCGAGGGATGGCATCGTTGCCCCTATTTCTTGCGGACCACATAGGTAACCGAGTTGCGAAGCTGCCCGGTATCGAGCAGCGGCTTTTCACCAGTGCGGCCCCGCTTCTTTCGGTCCGCCAGCGTGCGCGGTGCCAGGGCTGCGAATGGTCCGTCCTGGATCTTGGCGCGCACAGAGTTCTGCGCTCGAAGCCCGGCGCGCACCAGCGCGCGCTCGACGCCAGCGGCACTTCCCGCAAGCGCCGCCTTCGCGCCGCCCCCTGAAGTCTTCCACGATCTCCGGCTGGACGTTCTCCACGCCGGGAACCAGAAAGGGCCGCGGGGGGATGTTCGCCACCGGGCTGCCGTTATCCAGGATGTACCCGATCTGGGCATTGGACAGTGGCGTGTCTTCCTCGCGCTCGGGCGCACTGTCCGGAATCCCGACCAGCACGTCCCTTTTCACCAGCTGCGCCATCGTGGCCATCACCTGGGCCAGTTTGTCGGTCGTGACAGTCACCGTCATAGTTGAACCCCGCCGGCACCGATCATGCGCGCGTAGAACAGCAACTGTGTGCCGTATGTCGTGGCATTCCAGAATCCGCCGTCCTCTAGCGTCACCGCGCCAGCGTCGTAACTGGCGCTGACCTTGTCGACCGCCTTGGACGTCATCGGGCCTGTGATAGCCCCCGGCGCGCCACCAGCCGCCGCGGTCTTCTGACTGCGCGCGGCCAGCGCGAGCTGGTGGGCGGTGAACAGGGAGACACCGTAGGGCCACAGGTTGCCCCATCGACACTCGGGCAGCAAGGATTCCGCCAGAGTGCCGAAAAAGGACACCTGCGCATCCGTATAGACGGCCGCGTCGGCGAATTCAGGGAAGTCCTGGCGGAACTTTGCTACATCCATGGTCGGTCCTTATTTGCTGGTGCTCTTGGCCGAGGCTTTGCCGTCATCCTTGGCGGTGGACTGGGCATTCTGCGCGGCCTGCTCACGGTCGGCAAGCGCCTGTTCGCGCGTCGCCAGGTCGGCTTCGCGCGCCCGGACGGCCTGCTCACGGTCGGCAATGACAGCTTCACGCGCGTCCAGGGTGCCGGCGCGCGACACCAGAGCCTTTTCCTTTTCATCCAGCCCGGCCAGCAGCGCTTCGGCCGCGGCGCTGGTGTCCGGGTCCACTGCCGGCTCGTCACCGATGTGAGCCTGCACATACCAGTGCTTCGCGGTCTCGGCGTCCACGGTGTGGTTGCCGACCGTGAAATGCCGCTTTTCACCGCCGATCTGGACGGTGAATTCGCGGTTGACGTAGATCTTCGGCATGCCGTTCTCCTTAGATGCCGTCGCGGTAACCCAGGGTTTCCGGGTAGACGAATTCCACGGCACCCAGACGGCCGAAGTAGGTCGTCAGCTGGTAGATGCTGCGGTATTCCAGCGGCGTGCGTTGCAGCGGAACCAGCGGGAAGCGGACGCGCTGCTGGTCCTGCGTGTAGACCATCATGCGGTTGGCGTTGGCGGCGCCGCGCTGATACAGCCACTTCAGCGGCTGGATGTCGAGCGGACGACCGTTGACGCTGTTGGCCAGGCTGTTCTGGCGCAGGAACTCCAGCACGGAGATGTTGCCCGCCGAGGAGACCAGCGTGCCGACCAGCTTGGAGTACTGGATCGGCGGCAGCAGCAGCTTGCTGGGGCAGATGGCGTAGCCGGACGCGGCCCACGTGCTGTTGATCAGCTCGTTCACGTCATCCAGCATTTGCTGCGGCGTCGCCGTTGCCCAGTTGCCCGTCTGCGCGTTGGTGGAGTTCGTGACCTTCGGGCTGTTCACCAGACCGAACAAGCCCAGCGTGGAGTCGCCGATGTAGACCTGCTCATCGATGTCCATGTTGTGCTTGAGCTGCATGCCAGCGTACTTCTGCTGGTCGACAGGGCGGCCGAGCTTCTGCGCCGATTCCAGTTCGGGGATGGTCCAGCCCAGTTCCATGCCCCACAGGGTCAGCGGGCTGGCCGTCTTGCCGATGTCCAGGGCCAGGCCTTGGATGGAATTCGCGTCCTTGCCGATCCAGCTCTTGCCGGTGGGCGAAGGACCGCCGGCGGCGGCGAAGCTGGAGTTGGTGAACGACGAGGTTTCGTCGGCGATCGAGACGTCCTCGCGCAGGTCGATGTCGCGCGACCAGGTCACGGACGCCAGCGGCGCGTGCAGCGTCTGGTCAAGGCGCTCCAGTTCGCCGATCAGGAAGGCACCAGCCGAGTCGATCGTCTGGCGGTCGAAGGTGATCATGCTGTCCGTGGTGCGGGCACGCTTGAGGCGGCGAGTCGCATCCATCACGGCCGCCAGTTCGGTTTTGCTCAGGTTCATGTTTGCTCCGTAGGGGCGAAAAAAAGGCCACCCGGAGGTGGCCCGTTCCCGTGATGGGGATCAGTTGCGGAAGGAAATCTCGACGTTGCCGTCCGCGTCAGCGGCCGACATGAAGATGGCGTTGATCGCGACGGTGTTGGTGCTGTCGGCAGCGCCTTCGAAGCCGCCCAGCGGCTTGCCCGACGCGGCGGCAGCCACGCGCACGTAAACCTGGCCGCCGGCCGCCACCGTGGCGCCGCCGTTCAGCTTGATCGTGATGTAGCCACGGCGCAGGACATCGCCCGGACCGGAAGTCGGCGGCGTCGCCGTGCCCAAGCCGTCGGTGCCCGAATTGGTCGGAAACGGGCGAACCAGGACGCCGTAGGCGTCGGTGGCAGCCTCGCCGCCGGCGAAGGGCACGAACTTGCCCGCAGCCATCTTGCCGACCAGGCCATACGCCGCGAACGGCAGGGAAGCGTTCAGGATCTGGGTCTCGACGACCGAGTTTTCCTTACGGCTGACATCGCCCGGAATGCCGGACGGCATGCGATAGACATATGCGACCATGATGGTGGTTCCTTATTTGTTGCCCGTCCGGGCGTCCCAGAACTTGCGGTTCTGCTCGTTGATGCTGCTGACCGTGGAGGGCCGGCCGAAATCCCGCGTGGTGATGCCGCTGCGCACGCCGGACGTGTTGTTTTGGTGGCGACGCAGCGCGGCGGCACCGTTGAAGATCGTCGACACCGAGGTGGCGTCCATCGTGCCGAACTCGGGCGCGCGGCCTGCCAGGAACGGATCGATGGCAGCGCGGCCGGCGTCGGTCGCATAGGCGGTTTCCAGGGCCTTGCGCTGGCACGCGCACACCGCGTCGGCCGTCTTGACCTTCTTGCTGTCGAACGTGGGCAGCTTGATGCCGGGCGCCAGGATCTCGGCACTGGAGCGAACCGTGGCCATGTCGCCGGTGTAGGTTTCGCCCTTGGCTTCGGTGTTGTGTTCAGCTTCTTTGGCGTTCAGCACCGTGTCACCGGTCTTGCCGCCGTCTTCGTCCTGCTTTTCCTTGATTTCCTTGAGCTCGGCTTCCATGTCGGTGAACCGTTTGTTCATGGAGTCCAGCGTCTTCTGGATCGCGGCGAGCGTGGCACTGTCGCCGGTTTTCGCAGAGGATTCCTTTTCCTCGCGAGCCTTGCGTTCTTCTTCGGTTTCCTCGTCCGCCGTTTCCGCTTCTTCCAACGCCTCTTCCAGCGCGGCCTCGTCCTTGGACTTGAAGGCCGCGCGGATGCGGTCCCAGGTACTCTTTTTCTTGCTCATATCGCTTTCCTTATCTCCGATTGCGCAACGCGGGCCGCAGCGGCCACGCTCTACCAGCGCCACATGGTTGCCAATGATGTTGCGCTGTACCCCGCGCCCGGGTTCAACCTGTTCGTAGTCCGCGTCATAGCCACACGAGACCTCGCGCAGCGGCTTCCTTTCCGGCTCCTTTGGATCGAACCGAACCGCGTCGATGGCCGCCCGATCGGTGATCAGCATGTCCGCAAGGACGTAATCCGCGTCCAGGCCTTCGCCGCGGCGCACGTTCTGGGTGATGCCGACCGCCAACTGGCGCCAGGTGTCCGGCGTCACAAACTCGGCCGGGTGGTCCATCGTGACCGGCTTGCCTTCGAAGCTGGCCAGGGTCTCCGGCCGGAATACCTCCTCAGGCGTGCGCTCGATGCGGATGATCCCGTCGCGGCCTGCCTCGACTGGAACTTCCCCGTCGGCATACAGCAGTTCGCCTATGCGCGCGATGGGCACGCCCTCGCACAGCAGGAAGCCGTCATTCGTGACGGACTGCCGCGCACCCAGGCGCTCGACCGTGTAGAAGCCGCTGGCCATTCGGTCAGTGGTGTGCATGCTCATTCCTTTGCCAAGATCGGTTCTGCATAGCAGCGGCAGTTCCAGATTTCGCCCGGGTGGTGCCGCATCCAGACGGGGCGCTTGTCCGTGCCTTCGTTCACCATGGGCGGGTCGTTCCAAGCGAACACCTTGCCGTTCATGTGCCGGTGGCCGGACCGGACGTCGGAGTCGCCGACTGTCCGCCAGATGTAATGCGTGCTGCCGATGGAAACGGCCCGCGCCTCGGTCAGCTTCGCTGCCGTCCTGGCCACCTCGGTCCGGGCGATCAGCATGGCGCGGCTTTCGGCCACCTCGCCAGATCGGCCGATTTCTTCGGCGATCTCGGCGGCGCGCGTGCTGTCCTGCAACCCCTCGATCGTCAGCTTGTGGACGCGTTCGGCGGCCTCCAGGGGCAGCGACTTGATCAGGTCGACCTGTTCGGCCAGCAGCGACTGCATGACGCGCCCGGTGTCGGCGCCACGGATCTCCTCGCGTAGCGCCTGCGAGATGTCCTTGCTGCGCTCCAGGAAGGCGTCCCGGTCGCGCCGGTTGACCTCTGCCAGCATGCGCAGAGACGCGGCGCGCGCCCACTCGTCCAGGGCCCGGGAGTAAGACTCCAGGATCGCCGTGATGGGCGGCACCGCGGCGGGGTCGCCGGCTGGGAAGCCGTCGATGATCGCCCCGATATTGCGGGCGACCTTCTTCAGCTGCGCCGAAAACTGGACTTCTGCGCGCCGGGCATTGACCGGGTCACGCCGGCGCGGCTGCTTGCGTCCCTGGTGCTTGTCCCTGGTTCTTGCCGATATCGAGCCCAGGTATGTCGACTTCGCCGGGATCGGGTGGGTCGTCGTCTGCGGCATCGATTTCTTTCTCGGTGATCGTGGTGAAAACGCCAGTCTTGTGCGCCGACTTGCGCAGTTCAGACAGCGCCGTCTTGCGGCCGATGATGCCCTTGTCGTAGGCATCACTGACGGCGCCTTCGACGTCCTTGGCAATCGTCGCCTTCTCCGTATCGGTCAGCTGCCAGCACGAGCGGAACTCGAAACCGAACTTGTCGTCTGGCGGGCGCCCAAGCGCTGACCGGTGGATCACGTCCAGCAGCACGCTCATGCCGGCGCGCAGTTGCTTATCCTGGCCGTTTGCCACGTTGTCGTAATAGGTGCGCAGGTCTGAATCGCCTGAGGCGTTCAGGCCGGCGGGGGACTGCCCAAAGAGGCGAACAAGCGGGATTTGCAGCGCGCCGGAAATCTGCTGTCCGAACTGCAACAGGACGTCGTCCAGGCCCGCAAACGAGTACTGGTGGGCCTCGAATTCGTCCTCCGCATCCATGAGGGTCATGCCCTCGTTGGACTGAAAGCGGCGGATGAAGTCGATTTGCTTCATCAAGCCAGCCTCGGCCGGCCCGCCCATGGACAGGATTTCGCGCAGCTTCTTGACCTTGTAGGTGCGCAGGTGGGCCTTGTAGACCAGCTGTGCGGCGCCCTCGGTGGTGCTGTCGAACGCCAGAAGGCGGTCCCACAGACGCTCCAGGACCGACTGGCCCCACAGGTTTTCTGCGACGCGCTGCCAGTACGGCAGCTTCAGGCCCTCCAGGCGAATCACCCGGCTGTAGTGGACGCGCTTGCCACCCAGGGCGGGGGCCGCACTCAGGACGTCGTAGAACTCAGGCTTGCCAAGATTCGGACCGTACTCGCGGACCAGGTGCGTCAAAGACGGCTGAACCAGCCAGCGGTCGAGCGCCAGGACACCCTTGAACTGGTCCTTGGTGATGGAATCAAGCTTGAGCGGGGTGCTCACGTCCTGACCGTCAATCAGCATCACGGCGATGGCGCCGCCGTACAGTCGCGACCATTTCACCGTGTCACACAGAGCATCCCACACCTGGCACTGCTCGATCGTGGACTGGATGCGCTCGACGTCGTCCGGGTCGATGTCGCTGGCCAGCTCGATGCCGGCGCGCGTCATGTCTTCGGCGACCGCGTCCACGGCCATCCCGCAGATCCAGGACGAACGATAGGCCGCCTCCATCTGGATGCGGTTGCGGCTGACCAGGTCGAACGTGTAACGACCCTGCGAGGCCTGGTTGTTCGTCTGGATCCCGACGCGCGCTTCGATGTTGGCGAAGGAATCGCGGGCCGGCGCGGTGACTGTGGCCGGCGCTGCTTTGCGCGCGACGACCTTTCCGAATGAGCGACGGCCCATGGTTTTCCTTATGCAGCAAGTCGCGCCCAGATATCGAGCGCGCGGGAGGCAGGCTGGAACGCGATCATGACCGCGTCAGCCAAGTTCGGAGACTTCGAGTTGTCGGGCTGCTTGTTGACCAGGATCTTCCCGGCCGGCGTCTTGCCATACGTGGGCTGTGACAGTTCCATCACGAGGGCCGCGCGGTCGGGCAAGTCAGGATCGATCGACACAAGGTCGTCCGGGTTGAACTCCATTCCCTCCACCACGGCGCGGTATGTCGCCTGGAAGCGCAACCGCAAGGACCACCAGGCCTGCGCCTTCGCGTTGGCGAAGAAGTCCCGGTTCAGCCGCTTGGGCACCATCTCGCCATCAGGGTCGTGCACCTCACCGGATCCGCGAAACGGCTCCACCATGATCTGGCGCTTTGCCGCGGCTTGGCGCTGCTCGTTGACCACGCGCGAGTCGCCCCTGACGCCCGAGCCCAGGCCATCAGCGTCGTAGTCCAGCAGCTCGTACCCGTACTCGTCGCAATAGCCCATCGCCTTGACGACCGTATCGAATATGTCGCTGCCCTTGCCGGACCATTGATGCAGGTGCTGCAGCAGGATGCCATGGCGACCGGCGAACGCGTTCTTGTCCCGGCCTTCGTCGGCCACGTCCAGGCCGGCACGTCGTGCGCCAGATGGCGTGATGCCGAGTTTCAGATGGGCACCGACAGCGGCCTGCACCCACGCGGAGGGGATCAACACCCCCTCGACTGAGGCGGCGTAGTTGATGTCGATCTCCTGCGCCACCGTCACAGGGTCAAGGTCGCGAATCTGCTTTTCGTACCACGCGTCGTCCTTCCTGGGGTCATCCCGCCAGTGGAAGGTGAACACCGGTATCTTGCCGCTGTGCCGGCGCTGCGCGAACGGGTTTGCTGATCCGTTTGGCGTGCTGATGTCTTGGCGGCAGTTCGTGGTGGCTGCCAACGAGGCTTCCACCAACTGGGGACGCTCCAAGAAGGCGGATTCGTCCACGATGTAAAAGCTGGCCCGGTCGCCGCGGCCGATGTTGTCTCCGGCCTCGCCTGTGATCACCGACCCGGAGCCGGGGAAGTGGATCCGCATGTGGGCGGTGTGCAAACGCTCGTCCCAGCCGCCCCGGAACTCCGCAGGCAACAGCTTCAGAAACGCACGCGCCTTCCAGAACAGCGACTTGGGCGAGCCGATCTTGTCGACATACTCTTCCTTGCGCGAGCCGAAGCCAACGGCCACGCCATCGCGGAACAGACATACCGTGTCGGCCAGGGCCACCGTCAGCCAGGACATGCCCATGTCGCGGCTTTTCTCGGTGATACCGGGCTCCTGCCGCTCCCAACGCTCCATGAACCAGTGGACCCATTCCTCTTGCCGAGGAAACAGCAGCAACGGAACGCTGGACGGGAGTCCGCGTTCAACGTTGCGAGGGTCAAAGGTCATTCCCCAGTCAATGATGAACTGGGCCGGGTTCTGGGCGTAGAACGCTTTCAGGTGCTTCAGCTGCTCCGGCACCGCGCGAATGCGCTTCAACCGCTCAATCCGCCATTCGAACACCGCGTTGTAGTCGGGGTTGCGGAAATCGAACGGGAAAGGCAGGGGCATCAGTTCATCAGCGCACGGTAGGCGGCTGCGGCAGCGTTCGGGTCGTCGGACACCACAGTCGTGCCCTGCGCGGACGCAGGTGCGGGCGGCGGCGGTGGTTCGGGGTTGCTCAGGCCGTAAATGTCACGCTCAAGGCCGACCAGCACCTTCAGCGTCTCTCCCAGCTTCTTCATGCCGTCGACGCGGGCGCCGAACGTCAAGACCTTGTCGTAAACGGCGGCGCGCTTCCTTGCTCCATCCTCCCCCTCCTCCCGCAGGAACTCGCCCAGGTGGCGGAACAGTTCCGGCTCATTCGTTTGCGCTTCCAGTTCGGTGAAGAGGGCCATGCACAGGTTGTGAGCGCGCGTCACACTGCGGCGCTGCGTCAGCATGACGCCAGCCAGTTGCGCACTGCCTTGGTCGACGAGCGCCGTATCCTGCTCATGCTGGTTACCGGAAACCTCCGTGGTAACCGTGGCTTTGGAAACCAAGGCTTCGGCCTTGGCGCGGATCTTCGCGGACAGGTCGCGTTCCCATCCGTCGCGCTTGGCGCGCTTGGCGATGGCGACGTGGGAGATACCCTGGCGCGCAGCGATCTCGCGCACGGAGAGCAGGCCCGAGCGATAGTCGACTTCGATGCGCTCCCAGTCGGGAGCCTTCTTTGCTTCGGTCATGGAATTCTCGGTTGCCCCCATCCGACTACCCGCCACGGCGGGCTGGGTGCGGCGGTTCTCGTCGTGCTGGTCACCGGCGACAAGACCGGAAGAAGTGCCCCGCGCATTTGCCCCTGCGCGGGCGCCAGGCCTGCTAAGGCGACTCATGGGGTGTGGTTGATGTGGGGCCCCTCCCCCGAGCACGCGTTGCACGTGGCGCTGTCATGGCGCAGGGAGATTTCGGGCGGCACCGGTCGGAGCCAGCGGTGCGAGGTCCCTCGCGTGCAGTGGCCGTGGCGGCGCGCTGCGGGCTGGTCGATTGCGGCGGCTGTTCCCACAGAGCAGAGGCCGGAGCGTGACGTCTGCCAGCCGGTGCCCATGCGGCCCGGCGGACGGTTCTCTCTGGCCCCTGCTCTCTGGAAACAAAAAAGCCCGCGCGAAGCGGGCACCCCTGAGAGGAGGGTAAAACTAGGTCAGCTGTAGGGGCCGCTGGATTCTCTCCATCAGCTCTCCATACCGCTGCTCAAAAATTGGCTTCTGGCGCTTTCGATCCAGGAGCAGGTGCGAGCCGAATGACGCTCTGACCTTGGAATCCGCGTCCTTGGCCAAGAGCGCGTTCATCTGTTGCCACAAGCCGCTTCGGCCGGCATTGATGTACTCGGCCATCGCGTTGAATGCGTGGATGAAGCGGATCCGCGTCAGCCTCGCCTTCTCGCCAGTGAAGCTCATCGCTAGCTCGGACAGTCCGTCCTTGGTCATGAGGTAGAGACGGCGCAGCTGCCCTTTCGCGTCCAGATCTTCAACGGGCTCAAAATTGAGCCGGTAGTGCTCTTGCACTTCTGGACTGCTGCTGTCTCGAATAGCGTCAACGGCGCGCAGAACGTTCTTGTGCTGCTTGCCGAACGCGCGGGCGACCTTCCGGGTGTCGGTAATCAGCTTGTCGCCGTCCACCGTCACCAGCTCCTGTATTTCCTTCAAATCCATGTCGCACCTCTCAGGTGTAGAAACAGAAAAACCCGCCAAAGCGGGTTCTAGCGCCAGTCTTTGCCGGCTTGCTCTTGGGAAACGGCCATGAAAAAAGCCCCGGCTTTCGCACGGGGCTCGTTTCTTGCGGACGCACGACGCCCGCCATGGGCATCGGGTCACGTCGTTAGACGGTAGTCAGGTTGTCTTGGCGGCGATTATGCACCCGCATTGCGTACTGTGCAACAAAATCTTCGAAGTTGCCGACGGCGCGCACCAGGGTGTCGTCGTATTCGCGCAATCGGATGCTCTGGGCGCGGCACGTCGCCTTCCAGTAGGCCTTCTGGACGTAGTGGGCGCGCAGGATCTCGCGGTGCTGGTGCAGCATGCGGTAGACGGAGTTGCGCCACGCCGCCTCGATGAAGCCCGCGTCGTCTTCGTCCAGCTCCTTCTCCGGTTCCTCCCCGCGCGGCAGCTTGCCGGCCTTCTTGGCCAGCATGCGGCAGATCTCGTAGGTGGGCGAGACGCCGTAGCCGCCGCGGCTGCGCATGACATCGCCCCAGTTGCACAGGCGCTCGTGGAAGTCGGCGGGGAGCCGGTCTAGCAGCAATTGGGGAATGCTCATGGCGCGGTGCGCTCCTCGTACTTCGAACAACGTTGGCCGATCTCTTCGCCCAGGGCGCACCGCAGGACGCGGCGTCCGCTGAAGGGATTCGTGATCAGGCGGATCTCCCGGCAGCCGGCGCAGGTGCGCGCGGGCGGCGGTTCTTGGCGGCGTTCCAGCAGCTTGGCCGGGTCGCCGCGCTCGGCTTGGCGGGTCCAGGTCATCCCAGTCGCTCCCGAATGCCGGCCAGCGAGTGCAGCGGGTCCTGCGCCTCGCGCGCGCGCTGCGCCAGCATCGCCATGGCCGGCGAAAGGGTGAAGGCGCGCGGGCCAGCCTTGGTGCCCGCCACCACCGTGACCGGCCCGATGTACGGCTCCTCGGATTTGGCCGGCGCTGCCGGGGCGGCGGTCTGCGCGTCGGCAATCGCCGCCAGCATCCAGGCGTCATACGCTGCCTTCGGGGTATGCCCGGACCGCTCAACGATGCCATCGCTGCACTGCCATGCGCCGCGGTCTCTGCGCAGACGCGGCACCACCGCAGCAGCGGGCTTCGCGCGCGCCGGTGCAGATTCGCCGCGCGCCACCCGCACAGCGCGGGCGATCTGGTACACGCGGGGCTGCGATATCCCGTACTCACGCGCCAGCGCCGTGCCGCTCTCGCCCGCGTTCAGCCGGCGCTCGATTTCGTTGTTGCGCGCCACCGTGTCGGCGCCTTGGCTCTTGTTGTTCATGAAAACCTCTTGGCGTATGCACGTTTGGAAAGGAACGCGGAAACCTTGCGAGCCGCTTGCATCAGGTTCGCCATTGCCGCTTCGAGGCGGCGCCGCGGCGCTCGGCCGAGATAGCGGTCCAGATAGCTGTATTCGCCACGCGAAAGGCGCGCCTGCCGGCGACGGAGGACTCGGATCTTCATGCCTTGCGCTCCTGCGCGGCTGCTCCGGTCTTGCGCTTGGCCTTGGGCTTGGCCGACGGGGCCGACCACTCCCCTTTCTCCCGGGCGATCGCAAGATGCAGGATCGCCAGCGCGTCGGCGTTGTTGTCGTCCACGGCGCGGTACCCGCGCACCTTGGCCTGCATGACCATCTCGTCCTTCTTGGCCACGCCGGATCCGGTCCAGTGCTTCTTGATCTGCCCCACGCCAAACGGGATGAGGGTCACGCGGTGCTGGTCGGCCACCATTTCGAGCATGGCGCGGAAGCCGCCGTAGGCGTGCGCCGCCAGAACCTGGCCCGGACCGTGGCGCTTGACGTCCTCGAAAGCGATCTGTGTGATGTTGTGCTCGGTGATCGTGGCCGACAGCCAGGAGCGGAAGCGCAGCCATTTCTGTCCCGGCCCCCAGCTCGCACGCGGCGTGAAATCCTCGGTGCCATGCAGCAGCGTGGCATCCCGCCGCCGCAGCGCGAAGCCGGTCTTGGCGCCCAGGTCCAGGGCCAGGATGTTCACGTTCAGGCCCGGGGCCGACACCACCGTAGATCCAGCATTGGCGCGGCGTGGCGAGGCATCGGGGGCCGTTTGGGCGCCATCCCGCGCCCATGGGTCCGCGACGTCCGTGTTAATTTTTTCGAGGTCGGATGTGGGCGCGCGCGCGAAGCTGTCCGAGGCTTGAATGGAACCGTGAATATTTCGCTGTTCAGATTGGAAATCGGGCGAATACACGATCCGGCCCGTGCTGGCCAGCGTGCCAGCCATCGGATCGAGCGCCACGTCGGCGCCCTGCGGGGTGAAGTTGGGTGGGGTCATGCTGTGGCTTCCTCGGGTTGGTTTTGGTCCAGCCAGGTCGTCCCCTGGCCGGCGCGCTTCGGGGTTCCCATGTGTTCCTGCGGCTGGCGGCATTCGTCGCCCAGGACGCGGAGCATATGGACGCCCAGGTGGTAGGCGGTGACGCCGCGCACGCTGGGCACCTTCTCCAGCAGGTCGGCGCGGCCCAGGGCTTTGATGCGATCGCGCACCTTGCGGCTGACGGTGTCGCCCTTCGGGCGATTCACCAGCCAGTAGGCGGCGGTGAACAGGGCCTTGCGGTTCTGGATGCGCGCGCTGATGTCGTCGAATTCCGAGCGCGGCGCGCCGAAGTGCAGGCGGCAGTGCCAATCCTTGCCGCCCTGGGTGCTGGCGGTCATCGTGCCCGGCAGACAGCAGCCGAAGGCAGCGCAGACGCCATAGCCCCCGCTCTCGTTGCCGCCCACGGCGGCGCTGGCTTCGGCGTAGCTGCTCATGCCTGGGCCCCTTGCTGATGCTGGGCGACCTTGGCCGCCGTCTGCGCCTTGAGGGCGTCGAGGCGGTCACGCTCGGCCTGGCTGGCCTCTTCGGCAGCGCGGCGGCGCTTCTCGCTGGGCGTCATGGCGCTGGCCACCAGCTTGCGAAGGCGCGCGATGTTCTCGGCTGCGACCTCGTCGGCCCCCATGCCGTTGGAGGGATCGGGCGGCGGCAACAGCGCGGCCACATGCGGCGCCGGCAGCAGGCCGGCGTTACCGGCGGCCGTCAGCGCGCGTTCGCGGCGGTCAGCATCCCAGCCCAGCGATGCCTGCCACACCACCGGGCGCCGCTCGTTGCGCGCCCGCGCCACCAGGCGGTCGTATGCGCCCTTGAACGCCATGCGCGCGCCGACCTCGTCTCCCAGGTCCAGCACGGAGCGGCACGACGCGAACGCCTGCGCGGTCTCCTGCGTCCAGACGACGGTTTCTGCCTCATCGCGCGACAGCAGCGCGGTGGCCCACGCTTCATCCGCGCTGGGTCGGTTGTCGCCCGTACCGTGCCCCAACAGCGCCAGGATCTGCGCCGGCGTGGGCGGGTATTTGGCTTCGTTCGTCACGTACTGCGAAAACGCTGCGCTCACCGCGGCAAATTCGTAGGGCTCCAGCATGCGCAGCCAAAGCATCTGCGCCGCGGGTTGCGGTGCCACGCGGTTGTAGGCGTCGAACACGCCGGCCAGCAGGTCGGCAAAGGCGGAGGTATCGCGGCTGTGCATCAGATCGGCTCCATGTCGATGGTGCGGCTGTCGTTGCCACCGTGGCCTGCCAGGCGCAAGAACTCCTGCTTGCGCCGTTCCGACTCGGTCATCCCCGCCACCATTCCCAGGCCGATCTGGCGTCCAGGCGGTTGGTCGGCACGGACCCATTCGGCCTTAAAGCTCTGCCACCCGCGCTCGGAAGCGGTGCGCAGTGCGGCGTTCAGAGACACGCCCGCCATCGCCGCCTCTCGCTCGATGCCGGTCAGCGCGGTAAGCGTGAACGGCGCTCGCTTCTTCGCGCGCAGCGCCAGGAAGTCGGCAGCCACCTGGGGCTCTACCCCCCTGGCCTGCAGGTCGATGGCCGTGATTGCCGCTGCGGCCTTCGCCCTCTCGGTTTCGGGCTTGGGGGATATAGGGGGTTCTTTCTTCTTTTCTTCTTCTCTATTCTTCTCTTCTCTAGTCCGCTTTTTGTCCGCTTCCGAAGCGGACGAATTTCGGTCGTTTCGCTTCCTGTCCGCGTCCTGTGCGCGCTTCTTCGCAGACTGGCCGTTATGCTCTTCAAACCGGGGCATCCATAGGGAAGATCCGTCAAATTCCAGCCAGCCGACCGCGATCATGGCGTGCGCAAATCCGGGGAATCCGATCGTCTCGTCCAACACTTCGGGGCTGTAACCCTCAAGCTGTCCGTTGACGGAATGGACATCGAAAAGACTCCACGCGGACAAAAGTCCGCCGACAACGCGCAATCTGTCCGCTTTGCAAGCGGACGCCATGCGGACAACTTTCGGATGCGTCGGGAGGTCGACGCGCATCTTGATCCAGTCAGCGGCCATGGGCGGCCTCCTCAATGCTTAGGGCCGCGCCGCCGCCAGGTGCGTACGGGACTTCCGTTATCAGGCCGCGGTCGGCCATCGAAAAGAACTTCGATTTGTTGATGCCAAGCAGTCGTGCCGCTTCTGAGAAGCACACGACCTTGCCGTCGATGACGGTGTATCGGTTGGTCGACCGGTTTTGCGCCTGCTGGAAGGGTGTCGCCCACCGGCAATTCGCAGCGGAATATCCGGCGTCGTTGTCGATGCGGTCGATCGTGTGAGCCGCCGTGGGCGCTCGACCCATATCCGCTAGAAATTTCTCGTACGTCATCCATTCGGGCGCGACCGAAATGCCGCGGGCCCCGTACTTCGGCCAATGAACGTCACGCGGGCTCGTGCATCGTTTGACGATGCCGACCCATATCTGATGTTCCTTCGAGCCAGCGTCGCCGTGCACCCGATTGAGGCTCGCCATGCGCCGTGCGCACTTTGCGCGGCCGACACAGCCGCACGATTTCGAGTTGCCCTTCTTCAGGTTGTTTGCGAAGACCAGTCGAACGGATCCACAGTCGCACACGCACTGCCACTTACCTTCGATGCGACAAACAGCGGTCAGGATGCCGAAGCGCTGGCCTGCCAAGTCTTCGTATTGGCTCATTAGCGCACCCATCCCGGCGGGTCGAATTTTTCGGTCCACACGACGCCGTTGTTGGCGCCCCAGGCGTACATCAGCTCAATCAGGTCGCCCATCTTGCGCTGGCTCATGCCGCTGGTGTGCTCACCCAGCAGGACCTCGCCGCCGTACAGGCCTTCAGCCAGCAATGTTTCTTTGGACAAGGCTGCGGTGAATACGTCCTTCCACTGCTTGTCCTGCATGCGGCGCAGCGTACCGTTGACCGGCCAAAGCTTCTGCCGAGAGATATCACCCAGCATCGCCCACATTTTTCGCTTGGTGGCGTCTGAGGCGGTCGGCTCGGCGGGCGCGGCGAATAGGTAGCCGTCCGGGGATGCGTCGATATCGCGGTGCGCGCGCTGGCGCGTGCGAGAGTTCAAGGGATAGCGCTGCATCAGTGCCTCGTCGAAAACGCGGTGTGCCGGCCAATCACCAGAAAGGCCTCACGCAGTTGGGGGTTCAGGTCTTCGCGCAGCATCATTTCTTCGTATGCTTTGACGCGGTCCCAGTTGTGCCGGCGCAGCTCTTCTTCGAAGGCGCGCTTCGTGATGGCCAGGGCTTGCTCATAAGTCATGCGGCCCTCTGGGCGATGACTTCTTCCATGATCGTCAGTCGGCCCAAATGGTTCAGGTACTGGCGAATGGCATGGTTGCCCACGGCCTCTTCGAAGGCATCGATGCGGTCGGCGGGAAGGTTCAGCCGCGGCCGGTTCTTCTCGTCGAAGGGTTCGGGGTGCAGGTAGCTGCTGACGTGAGGCGCGTACAGGTCGCACTCTTCGGCCAGGCTGCGCTGCGTCATGTTCGGGCGGGTCCGATGGTCCCAGGCGAGGCGCACGGCCTCGCGGAAAGTCCTGCACGCGGCAACCGTCGACGGCGGCAGGAACCTCTTTCCGGCGGGCGCCGACGTGGTACTGGCGCCATGAACAACTGCGGGATGGGTGTGCATTTCTCTTCGCTTAGTAGGAAAAATTCATCGAGTTACAAGATGAATTACAGAGTGGCGTCGGGCCAAAATTCTTCGCATCAACAACACGACGCGAATCGAAATGACCGAAACCGAAAAGCTTCTGCAGCACGCCCAAGACATCGCCCGCCGCACCTTCGTGGACCCGAGCGAAAAGGCCGTGCTGGATATCTTTGATGAGCTGCGCGCCGAGCGTGACCGCACGGCTTGGGCCACCGATGGGCGAGAGTTCGCCACGGTGCATTGATGCGGTCATGTCTCCTCCCCGCCGTGGTTCCCACGCAACGTAGAATCGGTGGCTCCTACACTCACCTCTTCTACGTTGGGGGAACTCTCATGTCCGAAAACATCGTTTCGTTCGGTTGTCCGAAGTGCGGAAATCAAGTATTCGAAGTGGGCAGCCAGCCTCGGTCGATACAAGACTTCGATGGAGCCATCTGCCAAGGTTGTGGGCACACCATCACCGAGAACGACATCCGCCAACACGCGATCGATGTCGCCAGAGAAGCGATCCAAAAGGCTTTGAAGAAATGATCCCCTGGATACGGCCTGGTCTAAGGCCAACGACAAGTCGCTTGCCTGGCGCTCAAGGAAGGCCGTATCCAGGCGGAAAACGCAGGTGCGCGTCATCACGCCGCCTCCTGCTGCGCCGGCGCGGGGTCGGCGGGCGTGGACGGCCGCTTGAGTCCACGAACGCCGAGGCATGCTCCGAGACGGGTCAACGTCGTGTAGCCGGGATTGGGAATTTGCCCGCGCACGAACTTGGAAATCCAAGAGTGCGAGACGTCCGCCGCGGCGGCGAGGGCGGGCCATTCGCCGCGACGGGCAAGTAGCCGGTTCCGAATATCTTGGTCGAGGGGTGTCTTCATGACCGCACATTAGCAAAGTTTTGCTAATCGATCAAGCAACACTTTGCTAGCAAGAAATTGCACACTCCGCGCATGAGCAAGCCATCCCTAAACGACATCCTCGCAACAAATCTCGCCCGCCTTATGGAGAAATCTGGCCATAAGCAGGCGTCGCTCGCGAAGCTGTCGGGGATTGGGCAGACCACGATCAGCCTCTACCTGAACCCAGGCAGACGCCAGCCAAGCAAGAGCGGCAAGGTGCCGTCTGCGAAGTTTGGAGAAGTTGAGACCCTGGCCGAAGTGCTCGGGGTCGAGCCGTGGGACTTGTTGCGACCCCACGACAACGCCGCAGTCCGTCCGGCCACAGTTAAGGCCGCACCCCTCCGCGATCACAAGCCTGGCGCCCTCGTCGACATGGATGCGGCCGACGACGCCTTCCCGATGCGGATTCCTGGCCTGCCCGCGCCTTGGGAGGGGGGTACGACCACGTATCAAGCGGACAAGGGGCCAAAGCCTCGGATCGCGATGCGCGACAGCGTAGTTGCGAACGCAGGACCTGGGTTGCCCCACGCCGAGAACGATGAGTTTGAAGCGGTACCAGAACTGGCAGATGTCCGCCTTGCTGCTGGAGACGGCATCGAGAATCATGACGAAATACAAACAGGCGTGGTTCAGTTCCGCCGCTCGTTCCTACGAGATGTGGGTGCCGATTCTGGAAAAGCACTGGTGGTGTATGCCAAAGGTGACAGCATGGAACCGGTCATCAAGGACGGTGCGGCGTTGCTTGTCGTCCCCAACGAGGATTTGACCTTGCGTGATGTAGCTGGGGGAGGCGTCTACGCCATCAACTACGACGGCAAAATGATCGTGAAGACTGTGGCCAAGGACAAGCTAACAGGCCGGTGGGTGGCAAGGTCATTCAACCCCGCCTATCCTGATATACCGCTGGAGAACGGTCACCCTGCGCGCGTGCTGGGACAGATTGTTTGGGCTGGGGCCAGGCTGGGAGACGATGAGGCGGGGCAGTGGGTCCGTTCGTGACCGCCATCCGCTTCACTCGGCGGTCGTCTTGAGGCCCGCTGCCCTAAGCTTTTCAGCTGCTTGACGCATTCGATCCATCTGCTGTTCATCGGTCAAACCATGGAATTCTCCAATCGCTGCGGAACACGCTTCATCATCTCTGGAGCAGTCAGTCCCGGCGGGCAGCATGTCGAATATTGACACCGCGACGACACCGACCAACATTGCCTCTCGGTTCGACTTTCGCCCAGCATAGAAGCCTGAGACATCCCGGTTAATGTCAGAAGCGATCACGCGATTCCAGGTGGAAGTCATCATGCACCCGCCGAAGATGGGAACGCCCATAACAACACCCCGCCCTTCGCAAACTGCGTTTACCGTTTCAAGCCTGCGCAGCTTCGCAAGGCCTGCCGTCTCATTCGGGACGAAATAGGCGCGCACGCCCCATTCACCACTACGAGCGAACTCGACGAAAGGATCGCCGTATCCGGCTTGAATGGACAGCGCTTCGCCACTCAACGCGACCACCTTTCCCTTGTATTGCTGGTTCGCAGCAACTTCATTTCCAAGATAGGCCATCGCCACATCGCGTGGGCTGGAAACGATAAGGCCAAGCCGGTCCGCCAACTGCGATTTACCGCCGCTCACGCCAAACTGGAGGTCCTGCTCGATAAGCATCCGGGCGATCACTCGCACGTTTGGTGCGGGCTGATATGCCACTGCGGGCGCGCCGAACATGGCCAGAAGGAATGCAGCGCACCATCGCAACGCCATCGCTTCACGCAAACGAGTCATATCGCTCCCCTAGTAAGTATCAGCGATGGTAGCCGATGACTTCTGCTAATCGGCTCCCCGCTTTCGGTGCTGCGGCACGAAGCTTCCAGTGGCTAGAAAAAAAACTAGCAAAGTTTTGCTTGACCCGCCTAGCAAAGTATTGCTATCGTTACTCCCATGCACTCACAACCCGGTGGGAAACAGGGAGAAGCCCGTGATTTACGAGATCAAGAACCGCTGGACCGGCGCCGTGCTTTTCACGGCTGATGTGCCCGAGGGCACCGAGAGCGGGCTGATTGCTCGTGTGGCGCTGGAGCAGGCCGTGGCCGGCGGTGCCTACCTGCGCGATGCCAACCTGCGCGGTGCCGACCTGGGCGGTGCCTACCTGCGCGATGCCAACCTGCGCGATGCCGACCTGGGCGGTGCCTACCTGGGCGGTGCCGACCTGGGCGGTGCCGACCTGGGCGGTGCCGACCTGGGCGGTGCCGACCTGGGCGGTGCCTACCTGCACGATGCCAACCTGCGCGATGCCAACCTGCGCGGTGCCGACCTGGGCGGTGCCGACCTGGGCGGTGCCGACCTGGGCGGTGCCTACCTGGGCGGTGCCTACCTGCGCTATGCCAACCTGCGCGGTGCCGACCTGGGCGGTGCCTACCTGCGCGATGCCAACCTGCGCGATGCCGACCTGGGCGGTGCCTACCTGGGCGGTGCCGACCTGGGCGGTGCCGACCTGGGCGGTGCCTACCTGCGCGATGCCAACCTGCGCGATGCCAACCTGCGCGGTGCCGACCTGGGCGGTGCCGACCTGGGCGGTGCCGACCTGGGCGGTGCCTACCTGCGCGATGCCAACCTGCGCGGTGCCGACCTGGGCGGTGCCTACCTGCGCGATGCCAACCTGCGCGATGCCAACCTGCGCGGTGCCGACCTGGGCGGTGCCGACCTGGGCGGTGCCGACCTGGGCGAACTGCGCAGCATCTGGGGCGCCAGCGGCAACCTTCACGAGGTCAAGGCCGTCCAGTGTGACACATGGCCGGTCACCTACACCGCCACGCACATGCAGATAGGCTGCCAGTTCCACACATTGGAAGCGTGGTGGTCTTTCACGGACGAGCAGATCGCGCGCATGGATTCGTCTGCGCTGGCGTGGTGGCAGAAGTGGAAGCCGGTGCTGCACACGATCGTCACGATGTCGCCGGCTGTGCCTGGCGGCGAGAAGCCGGCCGAGCAGCAGGAAGCCGCCTAATCCCCCCCACCCGCCCCGGGTGCCGGGGCAAGGAGACCACCATGGACTACCCCAGCGAATTCCAGACGAAGGCCGACATCCAGGCCGCCGAACGTCGCCAGCAGTGGGCGCGCGAAGCGCTCAAGCCCGCGGGCCCGAACGCAACGGAGGCCGAAGTCCTGCGCGAGATGCGCGCGATCGGCGGCAACTTCGTCCAGCACCTGATGAACCTGTGGGACGCCGCGGACGACGAGAACCGCGAAATCATCCGCAAGGCGTGGGCGCTCAAGTTCCGCGAGTACGCCACCAAGGTGCACTACAGCAAGTTGGCCGTCGAGGCCGACCGCGCGTCGAGGAACTGATCATGGGTGCCTATCACGCGCAACTGATGGACGACCTGATGCGGGTCGCGCCGCCCTACTCCCTGCCGCACGAGCCGGACGAGGACGCGCCGGTGGTGACGCAGGCGCAGGCCGTGGCCGCCGTCGTGGCGTGCCTGTCGAACGAAGCGCCGGCGGCCTATGGGCTGACGGCGGCCGAGTGGGCCGAACACCTGATGAACGAGCTGGCCGACAACTCGGCGGCGGTGCTGCTGGTGCTGCTGATCGGCTCGGCCGTGCCGAGCGTGGGCGAGTTCCTGGCCGGCCATCTGAGCAACTGCATCGAGGCCGAGGCGAATCGCCGACTGGCCGAGATGGACCCTGACGAAGCGGAGGCCTACCTGTGATCGGCTTTCTCATCATCGGCTTTGTCCTGCTGGTGCAGGCCATCGTCGACGCCTGGAGGTCACGCAAATGATCCGCCGCCTCCTGCGCGCCCTGCTGGGCCTCGACCGCTACGAATGGGTCGGCATCGCCGGCGGCGTCGTGGTGCTGGCCGCCGTCCTCGGCGTGCTTGGCCCGACGCTCGACGCCCAATCCACCCTCACCGCCTGCGAAGGCTGCGGCAAGACCGCTGTGGCCGCCAAGGAATAGACCCATGACCCAAACGACCGAACTTGCTGAACTGCCGCCCCAGGAAACCGCGCTGGAGGTGTATTCGAAGCCCAGCGGCCTGGAACCGTGGCTCGACAAGATCCGCGCCGAAGTGTCCGGCCATGTGCCTGACATGTCGACCAAGAAAGGCCGCGAGGCCACCGCCAGCCTGGCGTTCAAGGTGCGCAAATCGAAGGCCGCGCTGGACGCCCTGGGCAAGCAGCTGGTCGACGAACTCAAGGACGTCCCCAAGCGTATCGACGCAGAGCGCAAGCGCATGCGCGACACCCTGGACGCGCTGGCCGAAGAGGTGCGCGCGCCGCTCACCGAGTGGGAAGCCGCCGAGGAAGCGCGCCAGCAGCGCCACCAGCAGGGTATCGAGTGGTTCCGCCTGCGCGGCGACGAGAACCGCGACCTGGATGCGGCCGAGCTGCGCGCGACCATCGAACAGGTCAATGCCCGCACCGTGGATGCGTCCTGGGAGGAATACGAGGCCGAGGCGCACCGCGTCAAGGCCCGCGCCCTGGACGCGCTGACGCAAGCCCTGGCGGCGCGCGAGAAGTACGACGCGGAGCAGGCCGAACTGGCGCGCCTGCGTGCCGCCGAAGCCGAGCGCGAGCAGAAGGAACGTGAAGAGCGCATCGCCCGCGAAGCCGCCGAGCGCGCCCAGCGCGAAGCCGAGGCCCGCGCCCAGGCCGAGCGCGACGCCGCCGCGCGCCGCGAAGCTGAAGCCCTGGCCGCCGCCGAAACCGCCCGCCTGAACGCCGAGCTGGCCGAGCAGCGCCGCATTGCTGCCGAGCAGCAGGCCGAACTCGACCGCCAAGCCGCCGCGGTGCGCGAACGGGAAGCCGCGGCGCAGGCCGAGCAACGCGCGCGTCAGGCTGCCGAGCAGGCCGCCGCCGCCGAGCGCCAGCGCATCGCCGACGAACAGGCCGCTGCGGCTGCCGAAGCCGCGCGCCGAGAGGAAGACATGGCCCACAAGGCCGCCATCAACCGCGCGGCCCTGGATGCGTTCGTCCAGGGCGGCATGCCCGAGGACTGCGCCAAGCAGGCGGTCACGCTGATCGCCAAGGGCCTGATTCCAGGCATCAGGATTACTTACTAGGTGGACTATGAAAACTTGCGAGCTAAGCCGCTATGTCTCGTATGACCCAGCTACTGGGATCTTGACGCGAAAAGTGACGCTGGCGGGAAACGCAAAGGCCGGGCAGCAGATAACCGGAAAGAACTCGAGCGGCTACATCCAGTGCGTCATCAACACGAAGTTTTACTACGGACACCGCCTCGCTTGGCAGCTTCATTATGGCGAGCCGCCTAACGGGATCGTCGACCACATCAACGGAAACAAGTCTGACAACCGCATATCGAATCTGCGCATTGCAAGCAGTTTGGGGAACGTGCACAACGCAGCGCTCCGAAAAGACAACAAGTCAGGTGTGAAGGGGGTCTTCTGGGACGCCACCAGAGGGCGTTGGAGAGCAAGCGTGTCTCTCGCCGGGAGAGAGGTATTCAGTCAGATATTTGAGAGTAAAGAGGACGCCATATTGGCTGTCAGGGCGGCAAGAAAGCAACTGCACGGCAGTTTCGCAAACCATGGGTCTTGAGAGGAACCAAATGAACGACGTTATCGAAGCCCCTGCCCGGCAGTCAGGCATCGTCCCGCAGCAGGATGGCCGCAGTTCGGTCGCCGACGTCACGCGCCATGTGATCGCCGTTCAGGAGGTCATGCGATCGGTGATGAAACCGAACGTGCACTACGGAGCGATTCCCGGCGCGGGCGAGAAGCCGACGCTGCTGAAGCCCGGCGCCGAGGTGCTGTGCATGACCTTCCGCATCGCGGACGAGTACGAAATCGTGGACCTGTCCACGGCCGGCGCGGTGCGGTATCGCGTGAAGTGCATCGGCCGGCACCAGGCCACGGGCGTTGCTCTCGGGTCTGGGCTGGGCGAGGCGTCTACCGACGAAGAGAAATATCGCTGGCGCAAGGCGGTCTGCGATGCCGAGTTCGAGGGCACGCCGGCCGATATGAAGCGCACGAAGTACGGGCGTAAGTCAGGCGGCCACTACACGGTCCAGCAGATCCGGACCGAGCCCGCCGACCTCGCAAACACCGTGCTGAAGATGGCCTGCAAGCGCGCCAAGATCGCCATGGTTCTGAACGTCACGGCGGCCAGCGACATGTTCAGCCAAGACCTGGAAGACCTGGACGCCGAGCTCGTGCGGCACCTGGCCGAAGACGACCGCGAGGCGCACATGCAAGAAGTCCGCGCTGAATGGGTCACGCGCGCGCACGCCGCCGCAACCGAAGACGAGCTGCGCGCCACCATGAAGGCTGGGGTGAAGGTGTTCCAGGCCGCGCGCGACCAGGATGGATACAAGCAATTCGCCGCAGCGGTGCAGAAGCGCGGCGCAGAGATCAAGCAACCTCAAGGAGATAGCAATGCGTGATATCAAGTTCCGCTGCTCGAGCATCGGCAAGCTGATGGGAAGCCCGACCGCCGCCGCAATCAAGGCCGGCGAAATTCTGTCGGTCGGCGCCAAGACCTATATCCGAGAACTGGCCCAGCAGGAAATCCTGGGCATCGACTTTGAGTTCTCCGGCAAGGAGATCCAGAAAGGTCTGGAAGTCGAGGATCAGTCGATCGCCCTCCTGAACCGCGTTCGCGGCCTTTCCCTGGTGAAGAACGCCGAGCGACGCACCAACGAGTGGATCACCGGCGAATGCGACCTCTACGATGCCGAGCGCCGGCGCGGCCATGACCTGAAGTCGTCGTGGTCGGCGAAGACGTTTCCGGGCTGGCTCGTCGACGCGATCGACAGCGGGTACGAGTGGCAGATGCGCGGATACATGATGCTGTGGGACGCGGATCAGTGGGAAGTGAACTACGCGCTGGTCGACACGCCCGAGCGGCTGATCGGCTTCGAGCCGATCCAGATGCACCTGGTGTCGCACATCCCCGAACACCAACGGCTCACGTCCTGGATCATCGAACGCGACTTCGAGAAAGAGCGCGAGATGATCGCCAAGGTCAAAGCCGCCCGCGACTACTTCGCCGAGGTAATCCAAGACTTCGACCAGGTCCATCCCCAACTGTTCAAGGAAGCCGCGTAATGGCCAGCGTTAACAAAGTCATCCTGGTGGGCAACCTCGGGCGCGATCCGGAGGTCCGCTACAGCCCGGACGGTGCCGCCATCTGCAATCTGTCCGTCGCCACCACGTCGTCCTGGAAGGACAAGACGAGCGGCGAGAAGCGGGACGAAACTGAATGGCATCGAGTCGTCATGTACAGCCGCCTGGCGGAGATCGCCGGCGAGTACTTGAAGAAGGGCCGCTCGGTCTACATCGAGGGCCGGCTCAAGACGCGCAAGTGGCAGGACAAGGACACCGGAGCCGACCGCTACAGCACCGAGATCATCGCCGACCAGATGCAGATGCTGGGCGGCCGCGATGAGGGCGGCGGAGGCAGCGGCGGTGGCTACGACGACACGCCGCGCCAGCAGCGCGCGCCGGCGCAACGCCAAGCGCCCCAACGCAACGAGTACGCGAACCAACGCGGCGGCGCCGCGCCTCAGTCGACCCCGGCGGCCAACCTCGCCGACATGGACGACGACATCCCGTTCTAGTTCCTACCATCCCTTGGAGAAAGCCAATGAGCGCAGATAAACGCACTCCGCATACTGACGCCCTGGAGACCCTGGGCAAGATCCACCAGCACACCGAGAAGCGCGATGCGATCCATCTTGGCGTGGAACCGATTGAAGCAGGTAGCCGCCTGTCCCCGGGCGAGCACATCTGCATCATCGATGGCAAGGCGTACACAGGCACGCGCGGCAATCCGGTCGGCATCGTAGACCCATTTCTGGAACGCCCCGTGTTGACCGGCGAACGGTTCTGGCTTGTGGTCTACCCGCGCCAGATCACCTCGCTGCGTCACGTGTGGGAGCACCCAGACTTCCCCGCGTCCGGCGAAACGGGCGGGGATTCGGCGGTGGCGAACATGCACCCCTCAGAGAAGTGGATTCGCGACTGGTGCGCAACGATCCCTCTGGATTACTCCGTGGTAATGGACGGAGCGCGGGATTACGTCGCAAGCCAAGAGCGCGGCGGCTGGGGCGAATACCTGTGCTTTGGCGGCCTTCTGGAAGGTGAAAGCGTGCCTGATTCCTTCTGGCCCCACTACGAAGCGGTGACCGGCGAGACGGTCAAAGAAGACCACCGCGGTTCGTTCTTCACCTGCTCCTGCTGACCATGCGACCCGCCCGCCGCGACCCCGAAGACGACCCGATCGCGAACTTCATGCTGGCGCTTGGCCCGACCGGCGTGGCGGTCCTCATGGCTGTCGCGACCCTTGCGGCCTTCTGCGTCGCCCACCGCCTCGTTTCCTTCTTCTACCCTGGAGCGTGAACAAATGACACAACAATGGAAATTGGTCCCGGTTGAACCGACGGAAGAAATGGCCGCGGCGTTCGCTGATGAGCTTGGTGGCGCATGCGGATCGTACTTTGACTGGGACCGGGGCGGTAACGAGGCCTACGCCGCCATGCTCGCCGCTGCTCCCACCCCTCCCGCCAGCGCACAGGACGAAGCGAAGGACGATCAACCAGTGGCCAAAGTCAGGCGCGGCCATTACGGCGGCCGAGTCGGCAACATCGGATTCCAGGAGGCCGTCCTGCTTCCCGGCGTCAAGGTCATGGATAACACGCTGCTTTATACCCGTCCGGCTCCCGCTGCTGGCGATGCGCGGGAACTGCTGGAAGCGCTGAAAGAAGCGCGCCGCGAGCTGCACGCATGCCAAGCGGTGATTCATCTGGCCGGGGGATTTGACCCGGCATATGTGACTGGCGCGCAGGCGGCCATCCGACGTGCTGACGCCGCCCTTTCGGCCTCTCAGCAGCAGGAGGGGTAGACATGAGCCGAAGCGGATATGTCGACGACGACGGATACGACCCTCTTGCGCTTGGCCGTTGGCGCGGCAGGGTGGCGAGCGCGCTGCGCGGGAAGCGCGGCCAGGCATTCCTACGAGAACTTGCGGCCAGTTTGGACGCCATGCCCGACAAGCGTCTGATCGCCCATGAACTGAAAGCTGACGGGGACTTCTGCACGCTTGGCGTCCTGGGAGCCGCGCGCGGCATCGACCTGGAGCAGTTGGACCCAGAGGATTACGACCAGGTAGCCAAGGCATTCGGTATTGCCCCCTGCATGGCGCAAGAGATCGTTTACGAGAACGACGAGGCCTTCGACGACTACGAATGGGTTGATGTTGAATTATGCGGACCTGTGCGACCGTTCTACCCCGACCACGGGAGGCATCACTACACCGTCCGCGTCACGCATGATGATGCACCTGAAAAGCGCTGGAAGTACATGCGAGGCTGGGTGCAAAAGCAACTCGACCAACTCGACCAGCCCACCACCAAGGAAAGGACATGACCACCAACACCCCCTCCCCGGCGCAAGAAGCCGCAATCCAGGAAGGCGAACGCATCGCCGCGGCCGACGAGTATTTCAAAGCCAGAACCTGGATCACGGACACGAACGACAACCGGCGCATCTTCGAGGCAGGATTCGACCGCGCCTACGCCCTGCTGTCCAAGCTGCGCGCCCCTGTAGCCGATGAGCGGGCGGCGTTTGCGCGCTCGATCACCGGCCGGGACGATCTGGAGCCCCACCAGGCGCAGAACGTCATTGACGCAAACGGCTCGCGCTGGGCGACCTGGCGAGACCGCGCCGCCCTGGCCACCGTTCCGCTGCCCAACCAATCACCTATCCGTCTCAGCGCTGAAGTTCTGGAGTACCTGAAGGAAGGCATCGATAGCGCCACGCAATGCGAAGAGGCAGATATCGATCACGACTTCGCCAATGAGCTTGGGCGCCTGATGCAGGGGCCGCTGTTCGCCGCTCCCCTGGCAAGCGCCCCTGTAGCCGGGGAGGCGCAGATCATTGGATATGTCCCGCCGATCTACCTGGAATTGCGTCGGCGCGGTTTGCCGGTCAACAGCAAAGTTCAGCATTCCCCCGTGGATGATGATACTGCCCCGCTCTATGCCGCGCCCCAGGCCAGCGCCGAGGACGTGCGCAATGTCCACACGGCCGCCCTTGACGTTGACATGGCCGAGGGCATCCGCAGTCCGTCCAACGCCTGCATGCACCGCAACGAGTGCCGCGCCATGCTGGACCGCCAGCCGAAGCTGCCCGGCGGCTGGCAGCTCGCGCTGGGCCTCGCCATTGACGCCATCGAGAATGCCCCGCCGACGGATTGGCCTGTCAACTGGCCGGCCATCCTGCGCGGACTGAAGGACCTGCGCGCCGCCCTTTCTGCCACCCAGCCCGAACAAGGGGAACGCGATGCGGGTTGAGCAGATCGGTACCGCGACGCTGTACTGCGGCGACTGCCGGGATCTGCTGGACGACTTCCCCTCATCGCACGCCCTGGTCACAGACCCGCCCTACGGCATCAATCTGGCCAAGCTGACCGGCACGTCTCGCAACCGCTGGAACATGGCGCGCCGCACCGTCGCCTACGACTTCAACATCGTAGGCGATGACCGGCCATTCGACCCGGTACCGCTGCTGCGCTTCCAGACGGCCGTCATCTTCGGCGGCAACCATTTTGGGAGCCGCCTTCCGGATGCGTCCTGCTGGCTGGTCTGGGACAAGCGCGACGGCGGAACCAGCGACCACGGCGCCGACTGCGAGCTGGCGTGGACGAACCTGCGTGGCCCAGCGCGCCTGTTCTCGCACAAGTGGCGCGGCATGGTGCGCGCCGGCGAGGAGAACGTCTCTCGTTGTCAATTTCGCGTGCACCCTACCCAGAAGCCGGTAGCCCTCATGGACTGGGTTCTCAAGCAATGCCGGCTGGCACCCGGCACCCCTGTCCTGGATCCCTACATGGGCAGCGGTACGACGGGCATTGCAGCGGCGCGGCTGGGGCTGCCTTTCATCGGGTTCGAGATCGACCCTATCCACTTTGAACGGGCATGCGACCGCCTGCGCACTGAGCTGCAGGCTATGCCCCTGTTCGCAACCCACCACGACGGAGGCGCATAAATGGCACACGCAGCCCAACACCAAGCACCGGCCGCGGCGCCGAATGAATGGCAACGCACAAGTGAAGGCCTACCGCCGGAAGGCGAACGAGTGCTCGCCGTCACCTATCACGGTGTCGTCGAAGTGGCGCGCCGCGAGGGCGACCGATGGTTTACGCGGGGCGCGAACCATTGCCGAGGCACGCTGCAAGGCGTCGCCTATTGGGGCCGCTTGCAGCCCCTGCCCCCTGAAATCATGCGGCGCATTCAGCGGGCCGCGCCGACGAAGGAACAATGATGCGACGCCCACAAATCGAGATCCAGAACGGGATTCCCGTACTGACCACTACGCAGATCGGCGAGCGCCTGGGCATGAAGCCCTCCGTCGGCGACCTCCTGGCCCTTGGCATCGAGCCTGTGCAGCGGACCGCGCTGGGATGCTACTGGGCGCTCAGCGACATGCCGGCCATCCGCATCGCGGCCGCCAAGCGCGTGCTGCAGGTACAACCCGACGAGGTGAACCAATGA